TTCCATTGTCTAGATCTGTAATTTTTCGGTCAATATATGACATTAAAAAAGGAGACGGTATGTGGTGGCATAATACTAAAATGGTATGGGATTAGTATATAAATGTTTTTATATAAAAATAATATAATATATTAAAAAATATTTATATCATTTTAATATCCCAATTGTTTAAAATATTCTAACATATCTACATTTTAGTAATTTTTTCTTGAGTAACATTTTTTAAGACATTGTTGTTATGTTTTCATAATTCATTATGTGAATTATATTGTCAATATTAATTACTTTTATATATTTAAAATTAATTAATTAAAACTTTTTAACATAATTTACGAAGATACAATTTATACATACATTAAATTTTGCGCATTAAATGTGTTTTTTTGTAAGATAATTAATTTATCGACGATATCTTTTGTAACAGTAAAAGGAAATATTACATCTAAGTTTACGCTGTCCTTTAATAATTTTGTACCACGTTTCATTAAACGGAATAAATTTAATTTTGTATGTATAATTTCTAAACATCTTTTTAAATTTCTTACGCCTTGTTCAAGTTCATTTGGTCCAGTATCATTTGACTTACAAAATTGTTCAATAATATAATTTATTGTGATATCAGGAATAATAATATCTTCACTACTAAATTTTACTTGTTCTCTAATTTTTGGTAATAAATAATTATTTGCTATAATTACTTTTTCCTTTTGCGAATATCCGGTGGTTTTTATTCTATACATTCTATCTTTTAAAATGGGGTTTACCTTTGTTTCATCATTATAACTAAAAATAAATAAACATTTGCTTAAATCAAAATTAATTTCAGTAAAATATTTGTCATGAAATAACGTATTTTGTGTAGTATCTGTTAAATGCGTTAATATGCCTGTAATTTCTTCTCCACGAGGAGTATCACTTATTTTATCTAATTCATCAAAATAAATAACTGGGTTCATACATTTACTGTCAATTAATATTTGAGCAATTTTACCCCATGTACTACCCTCATATGTATAACTATGCCCTTCTAAAAAACTACTGTCTGTTGCTCCGCCTAACGCAATAAACGCGAAAGGTCGATTTAATATTTTACTAACACCTTCTTTTAATAATGATGTCTTACCGGTTCCGGGAGGCCCATGAATAGCTATTGCGGTTCCGATAGATTGCGGATTTATTAGTAATTGACCTAATAATTGCATAATTTGCATCTTTGCATCAGTTAAACCATATACAGCTTGGTCTAGCGTATTTTGTGCGTTTTCCATAAATTCATGACATTTATCTATACCATCATTAATAGTAACAGGTAACTCTTGATATTTACCAAAAGGGATACGCATAAAAGTGTCAACCCAATTTTTAAGTTTGTAATATTCTCCGCTACCAGGTTCTAAGTATTTTAGGGAATTTATTTTTTTCATTGCGGCTGCCTTAAATTCAACCGGTATCGAAGATTTAAGTAAGGTTAACCTATAAGGTTCTTCGATGCGAGATATTTTATTTATTTCTTTTAATTTTTTAATATAATCTTTCTGACTTTCTACATCTAAGTTTTCGTAAAATGAAAAGTCGTTCATCGCATTTTTGTCCTTACCGATTTTACGAAAAATTCTCATATTTTTTTGTTTCTGTTTCTTTATTTTTTTCTCTTTTTTTTCTTTATATTTATTATATTCTATTTCACATATATCTACCCAATTTTTTAAAGCTTTATCGTCAGGATTTAATATTAATAAATTTTTTATATAATCTAATACTTGTTCCGGTGTTTTTGTGTCAATAAGTTGTTCTTTATTTTCTTTATCTTTGTCTTTAATTTCTTTTTTGTTTTTCTTTGTAATTTTTTTGTTTTTTGGGGAATCTTCATCTGATGACGACACCGGATCGTCTTCGTTTTCAGTCGAATAATTGTAATCGTCAAATTCTCCGTATTCGTCGTAATCAGGATCATAGTCTTCATCTTCGTCGTCTTCACCAGCAATAGTAAAAAAGATATTTACCTTACTTTTCTTTTTATCAAGGTTTTCTGTTTTATTTTCTTCGTCGTTTTCATCTCCGTCTTCTTCACTTTCATCTTCATATTCTTCTTCATTTTTAATATTTTTTTTGCGTTTATTTTTCGAATTAATAGTTTTTTTATTAACCAATTTTTCGTCATTATTTGTGTCTGTGTCGGTATCTGTTTCAGTTTCCCATTCTTCTTCACTTTCAACTTTTTTATTATTTTTAATATTTTTAGTTTTTTTATAAAGACGTTCGCCTGCTTTTATTTTTTTATCCATATGTGTTGTAGGTATAACTTCATTTATATATTTTCTAATTTCATGAGCAGTCATTTCTTCTAATTCACTATCGCTTTCTAAATAATCATCGCCATCATCATCAGAATTAACGTTTTTCTTTTTTTTATGATTTAATTCATCTGTTTTCTTTTTTTTATTTTGTTCTTTTTTTGATAATGTTTGATGTAATTCTCGTGCCATTTTATATATATTAAAAATAATAATTTTAAGTCATTTCACTTAATATTATTATTCACAGTTATTCATTTCAGCTATTTTTTTAGCAATAGACAATAAAATATGCCGTTTTATAAATTTATTAAATGCGTTTTTTTTAAGAATACGTTGTTTTTTCTTAATTATTTCATGAATTAAAATAAAGTTTGTTTTTTTAACAATAGAATATAATACATCGCAATTATCTGATTTATGAAATATTTCAACGGGAACATAATTTTTTTTGGTTGAATTATAAGAATTATATTTTAATACGGATAATTTAATTGTCGGAGTTATGATTCCAGATCTTTCAAGAAGTTCCGAATGTTCAATTAAATTTACAAGAGTATCACTATTAATAATGGCAGTCATTTTAAATTATTCTAAACTTTAAAAATAACTTAATAAACGAATTAAAAAAAATTGATTAATAAAACAATTTAAAACAATTATCTTATATTATAATATATGCCCAAGTTACAGAATGAAAAAAAAACAATAAGGCATTCCCAGGTTATCGGAATACAATTTAGTATAATGTCTCCGGCAGAAATTAAAAAAGGATCCGTAGCAGAGATAACAAGTCGGGATACTTATATAAATAATAAACCAGTAATAGGTGGGTTATTCGATCCTCGAATGGGTGTATTAGAACCAGGTCTAATTTGTTTAACAGATGGATTAGATTATATGAAGACTCCAGGCTACCACGGACATATTGATTTAGCAGTACCAGTCTTTTATATTCAATATTTAAGTACAATATTAAAAGTATTAAGATGTGTATGTTTTACTTGTAGTAAATTATTAATTAGTAAAGAAAAATATAAACAGGCATTAAAATTGGTCGGTGAAGCGAGATGGAAATATGTTTTTGGATTAGCAAGTAAGATAAAAAGATGTGGGGAAGACACAGAAAATGGATGTAATTGTTTGCAGCCAAGTAAAATTCGTAAAGAGGGCTTAGCAACAATATTTGCAGAATGGCCTAGTGCAAACTCAGAAACCGAACCAATAATTATTAAATTAACCCCTGAATTGGTATTAAAAATATTTAAAAGAATATCAGATGAAGATGTATCATTTATGGGGTTTAGTCCTGTATTTTCAAGACCGGATTGGATGATTTGCCAAACGATGTATGTAGCGCCTCCAGCGGTCCGTCCATCCGTAAAACATGATGCTCAACAAAGGTCTGAAGACGATTTAAGTCATATATTAGTGAATATAATCAAAACAAACAAGACTTTACAAGAAAAAGTACAAAATAATGCACCGGCAAATGTGATTGATGATTGGAGAACAGTTTTGCAATATTTTGTAGCATCACAAGTCGATAATAAAATACCAGGTGTTGCAGCAGTAGCACAGCGCTCAGGGCGTCCTTTAAAGTCAATCAAAGACCGATTAAATGGAAAAGGTGGAAGAATGAGAGGAAATCTTATGGCGAAACGTGTAGATTTTAGTGCGCGTTCAGTAATCACAGCCGATCCAAATATATCTATACGCGAATTAGGGATTCCAATGAAAATCGCAAAGAATTTAACAAAACCAGTGGTGGTGAACAAATTGAATAAAGATTTCTTAACCAAATTGGTTTTAAATGGGTCAGATGTATGGCCTGGAGCAAAAATATTGGAAAAACAGAATGGCGAGAATATTACTTTACGGTATTATTTAGACCGTAATTCAATTGTATTAGAAGAGGGAGATATCGTTCATCGTCATATGATGGATGGTGATCCTATTTTATTCAATCGTCAACCTACTCTTCATAGAATGAGTATGATGTGTCATATAGCGCGAATTATGACGCGAGGTGACACTTTTAGAATGAATGTAGCTGATAAACAAACAAGATGTAAGGTTCTTGATGTTAGCAACAGGGGGCGTGAAAAGCGTGATACCCTCTAGTATCTTGTAAAAGATGCAAAACACCTTGATGCGGGAAACCACCTTAGAGCCTTCACTACCACTTATATTTGGAAACATATATAAGGAACACGATTAATAGTCGTAACCAATGGTAATAATGTGAATGATTGGGCAATCCGCAGTGTTACTTCCTAATGTCGTTTAGCAGACTATGGAAGGCATTCAGAGACTGAACGGGTGTTGGTGGATTGTGATGGACTAGCTATCCTGAATCTGCTTAAGATACAGTCCGGCTCCTTTGGAAACTTAGGGGATAAACCGACAAAACCTTACAATGCCGATCGACTATCGTAGTCATCAAGGTTGGCAACAGTGAGCGTGAAAAGCGTGAAACTCACTAGTGAATAATTAATATATTTAAGGGCAAAAACAACTTAAAGAATATACTACTATTAAATTAATGCATGTGGCTGATACCAAACTTTCGGAAAAATGTTGTTCAAAATGTGGTTTAACAAAACAAAGTGATGAGTTTATTAAAAATAGAAATATATGTAAAGTTTGTAGAAACAAACGGTCTAGAGAATTGTATGGATCAAACAAAGTTGTTGAAGAAATGGAAGACATTCAAAATACAAAAATTGAATTAAAAGAATGTAATGTTTGTAAAATTCAAAAACCATTATCTGATATTGTTAAAGGTCGAATAGTATGTAAGGAATGTAATAATAATAAAAGAAGAAACAAATATCATACAGACGAAGACCATAGACAAAATTTAATTAAGATGGCAACTGAATTCAAACATAACAAAATGGTTCAACGGTTGAAAGAAAAAGAAAATAAATTAGGTAAAGAAAATAAAGAGTGTAATTATTGCCATAAAATAAAACATATGTCAAATTTTAGATATAATCGTCTAAAATGTAAAATATGTGAAAGAGACGACCCAGTTGAAAAGTTCAAAAGAACAGTGCGTTGTAGAATTTATCTTTCAATAAAAAAAGATAAACATACTATTGAATATTTAGGATGCACTTCTAGTGAATATTTAAATTGGTTACTCTATAATGGTAATGATTATACTCTTGAAAATCGTGGTCAATTATGGCACATAGACCATGTAATACCTTTATCTAAATTTAATTTAGAAGACAAAGAAGAACAACTAATTGCTTTCAATTGGAGAAATACGATGCCTCTATCTGTCAAAGAAAACTTATCCAAGAATAATAAAATATTAAAACCACAAGTTGAACAACATTTTAAGTTATTATCAGAATATCACATTAAAAATAATATAGAAATGCCTGAAAAATTTATTAGTTTATTTGCGAAACATCTTGTTGCTGGGACACCCTTAGAGCTTTCACTACCACTTACTAATGGAAACATTTGTAAGGAACTCGGTTAACTGCCGAACCCAATGGTTATAATGTGAAAGATTGGGCAATCAGCAGTGTTACTTTCTAAAGTCGTTTAGCAGACCATGAAAGGCACTCAGAGACTGAACGGATGTTGGTGGATTATGATGGACTAGCTATCCTGAATCTGCTTAAGATACAGTCCGACCTTTGAGGAAACTCTTAGGATATATCGTTTGATGGCGATGAGATGAATTTACATTTACCACAGGGACAAGAATCAGAGTCCGAATTGAGAAATTTGGCGGCAGTGCCATATCAAATAGTTAGTCCAGCAAGTAATTCTACAATTATAGGTATTTATCAAGATTCGTTATTAGGATCATATCAATTCACAAGACAAGGAATAAAATTTACGCCTCGTGACGGAATGAACTTATTAATGATGAATAAAAATATAAATATAAAAACATTATTAGAAAAGGTAGAAAAAAACGGTTATATAACAAATTTTGATATATTATCTCAAATAATGCCCCCACTATCACTAAAATATAAGATGAAAGCATTTAAAGACGGAGATGATATAAATACTTCTAATGCGGTATTAGAAATAAGAAACGGAGAATATGTGCGTGGTCAATTAGATAAAAGTGCGTTTGGCGCAGGAACAAAGGGTTTATTACAAAGAATATGCAATGATTTTGGAAATATGGCATCCGCGGATTTTATCGACAATTTACAGGATATCATCACAGAATATATGAAAACAAGTGCGTTTAGTGTAGGTATTAGCGATTTAATATCAGATAAAAAGACAAATGACGCAATTGTAAGCGTAATCACATCGAAGAAACAAGAGGTTAAAAACTTAATAGATCAAGTTCAATTAGGAATATTTGAAAATAATACTGGAAAAACAAATCAAGAAGAGTTTGAAACTCAAGTAAATAGTATATTAAATCAAGCAACCTCGGAATCCGGTAAAATAGGTTTAAAATCATTAGGAAAAGACAACCGTTTTGTAACCATGGTGAATGCTGGTTCTAAAGGTTCAGAACTAAATATATCATTTATGATATCTTGTTTAGGACAACAAAACGTAGACGGCAAACGAATTCCAAACGGTTTTGAACATAGAACATTACCTCATTACACAAAATATGACGATTCACCTGGTGCACGCGGTTTTGTTGAAAGTTCTTATATTAATGGCTTAACTCCCCAAGAATTATTCTTTCATGCAATGGGTGGTCGTGTAGGTTTAATTGATACTGCCGTAAAATCTGTAACATGGGAGACCCCCATTGTTATTATTGAAAATGATTTGCCAAAATATATAGAAATTGGAAAATGGATTGATAGTTATTTAGATAATGAAGAAAATAAATATAAAATAAAACATTACACCGATAGACAAATGGAATTATTAAATGTAAATAATATTTATATACCAACAACAGATGCGAATGGAAATGTAACATGGGGCGAAATTACTGCCTTAACGCGACACGACCCTGGAAATGAATTATTTGAAATTAAAACATGTGGTGGAAGAAGTGTAATCGTTACAGAATCAAAATCATTATTAGTTTGGAATAAAGAAACCGAACAATTTATTGAAAAATATACTCCTGAAATTAAAGTAGGTGATTATGTTCCAGTCACATGTGAATTATGTAAACCGCCGATTATTTTAGAAAATGTGGATATATTTAATTATTTGCCTAAAACTGAATTCATTTATGGAACAGATTTTAATAAAGCTATTGAAATGATGGAAAATGCTATGAATGATAAAATTCATATTCAAGATAATTGGTGGATGAATAATAATGGAATAGAATTTACATTGCCATACACCAAAAAAAGTTCGTTGAAAAGAACAACTGTTCGTTCAGATATTAATAATATTCAAAATAATTATATTTATCCTTACAAAAAATCAAGAAAAGACACCAAAATTCCAGATAAATTTGAATTAAACGAGTGTAATGGAATATTTATAGGATTATTTCTAGCAGAGGGAAATGCTAATAGTTCAACTGTTACAATTACAAATAATAATAAAAATATTCAAAATTTTGTGAAAAATTGGTTTGAAAAACATAATGTTCATTATAAGTTAAGAAGTAGAACTAATAAAATAGGCGGAACAACAACAACAATTACTGGTAATTCTATTGTATTAGCAAAGTTTTTGAATAAATTCGTAGGGTCAGGTGCGAAGAATAAATATGTCCCTAATGAGGCTTTTATTTCTCCTGAAGAATTTATTATTGGTTTATTGAATGGTTATTATTCTGGTGATGGAACTGTAAGTAAAAATTCAATTGATGTTGGTTCCGCTTCAAAACGATTAATTGAAGGAATATCAATGTTATGTTCAAGATTAGGTATATTTGGGAAAATATCAAAAAGCCAATTAAAGAAAAACAATTTTAATACTATCAATATTTTACCAACATATCGTTTATTTATTCGTGCAAATTGGGCTAAAATATTTGCTGATAAAATAGAGTTATTAGAAGAAACAAAAAATAATAAATTAAAATTATTAAAATGTTCTCAAAATCATAGAAACTTTAAAATGCATAATAATGTAATATTAGATGAAATTCGGGAAATAACAAAAGTAGACATTAAAAATTATCCAAAAGTGTATGACTTGACTATTCCGTCTACATTGAATTTTGGATTGGCGAATGGATTACAAGTTCGCGACACATCAACGACAGGATATATTCAAAGACGATTAATTAAAGGCCTTGAAGATTTAAAAGCAGAATATGATATGACTGTTCGCACCAATAAAAATAAAATAGTTCAATTTAGTTATGGCGACGATAATATTGACCCCGTAAAAGTGGAAAATCAGTCTATTCCATTAGTAACGATGAGTACTCAAGAAATTTATTCCCATTTTATAATCTTAGAAGAAGGAACAAAACAAAAAGCGTTAACAAATATATTTTTAAAACCGGTTGTAACAAGACATAAAAAACAATCGACGATTTTTATGAGTAAAATGCAAGAATACATTCAATTTATGATAGAAATGCGTGAAAAAATTATTAAAAATGTATTTAAAAACAAAGGCGATTCAGTTGTAAATTGTCCGGTCGCATTTTCGTATATAATCAATAATATTCAAGGACAATGTAATATTTCATCCTCTTCATTAGTGGATATTACCCCATTAGAAGCATTTGAAATGATCGAACATTATTATAAAAATTTAGAAAAAATACATTATGCCCCTCCAACCCAATTATTTAAAGTATTATACTATTTTAATTTATCACCAAAAGATTTATTAGTAGTTAAAAGATTTAATAAAGCGACGTTAACTATGTTGTTAGACGCAATCACCCTTTACTATAAAAAATCAATCATATCTCCCGGAGAAATGGTCGGAGTTATTGCGGGACAAAGTATTGGTGAGGTATCCACACAAATGTCGGTGTTATCGTCAGAGAAAATTAAAATTATTGTGAAAAATAAGAAAACAAATGTTGTGAATTTAATTTCAACAGAAATTGGGCCTTTTATTGATAATTTAATGAATCAATTACCCGAATACACATTTAATACAGGTCATAATGTGCAAAGTTTTGAAACACTGTTGGAAAGTTTGGATGAAGAATATTATATTGTTGGTGTTACAGAAGATGAAAAAACACAATGGAATAAAATATCACACGTAAGTAGACATCCAGTAAACGGAGATATGATGAGAGTTACAACTCGTAGCGGAAGAGTGATTGAAACAACTACAAGTCATTCTCATTTGGTTCGTTCAGATAAAACACAAACAGTTGTTCCTATTGTTGGTTCTGATATGAAAGTAGGAATGAGAATTCCGGTTGCAAACCATATTGACAATACTTTCATAAAAGATACAATTCAAATTGAAAATAAATTTTATAAATTAGATTATTTATTTGGATGGTTTATTGGTGCATATTTATCAGAAGGAAATATAAATTATAATGAAATATGTATTACTAATATATCAGATATATTTATAAATAATACCCGTGAATTTGCAAAAATATTTAATAAAGAAATAAGAACAAATGAAAAAGGCGAATATGGTAAAAGCGTAACTACTAAATTTACTTGTAAAGAAATTGCGAAATTGTTATTAAATACTTGTGGAACTGGGTCATTTATCAAGCGAGTGCCTGATTTTGCGTTTACAGCCCCAAATGAATTCAAAAGTGGATTACTTCAAGCGTATTTTGACGGTGAGGGTAATTTTCAAAATGATAAAAATCATCATCAAATTCGTGTTTGTAGCAGAAGTAAACAATTAATCAAAGATATATCCTTACTTTTGAATTATTTTGATATATTTAGTTCAATAAAAGAAAATTTTGTAAGAGGTTCAAATATATATAATTGTTATATATCATCAAAATATAGTATTCAATATAAAAATAGTATTGGTTCTTTACTTCACATTAATAAATTAAATGAATTATGTGATTATATTAAACGAGAAGAATTTCATAAAGTTCCTGATTATATTGATAAAATTAATGGTATTGGAAATATAATTGCGGATTGTGCAAAAATACTAAAACTACCTGGTCAAAGTAGAAATTATGGTTATTACAAAAATAAAGAAAGTATTGGAAGACAAACATTAGAAAAGTATATACAGATATTTAAGATACATCCCGACTCATATAAAATAACTAGAGAATTAAATATTTTACAACAAGCGGTAACATCAAATGTGGTTTGGGATGAAATTATTGATATTCAAATATATACACCGCCACAAGATATATTTGTTTATGATTTAACTATTCCAATCAATCAAACTTTTATGACGGAGTATGGTGTCATAATCCATAATACATTAAATACATTTCATTTTGCGGGTGTAGCATCTAAATCTAATGTAACCCGTGGTGTTCCGCGTATTGAAGAAATATTATCATTATCAAGTGAAATTAAAAATCCATCGTTAAGTATCTATTTAAAACCAGAAGATGAGACACAAAAAGAAAAGGCACATAGTATTATGTATATGTTAGAACACACTAAATTAGAAGAAATTGTTCAGTCAGTTGAAATTTGTTTTGATCCAGATGATTTAAATACATTTATCGAAGAAGATAAGGAGACTATTTTACAATATAAGGCATTTGAAAATATGGTGGCAGAATGTACGGAGGCTTCTTTACAAAATGACGAAAATGAAAAATCAAAATGGATTATTAGAATGATTATGGATCCGGAAGTAATGTTGGAAAAAAATATAACAATGGATGATGTTAATTTTACTTTAAAAAATTGTTATGAAAACCAAATTAGCTGTATTTATTCTGATTTCAATTCTGACAAATTAATTTTCCGTATTCGTATGAACGAAGTATTAAAATCTGCTACAGGTAGAGGCCAAAAGAAAATAAAAGTAAATCCATTAGATCAGTCAGACCAAATTTACATTCTTAAAAACTTTCAAGATCAATTATTACAAAACATCGTTTTAAGAGGTATTAAAGGAATAAACAAGGTTATTTTGCGTAAAATAGTGGATAATGTGATAGAAAATAATGGGGTATATAAAAAACAAGAAATATGGGTGTTAGATACAATTGGCACAAATTTATTAGACGTATTGGCGTTAGATTTTATTGATAAAACAAGAACATTTAGTAACGATATTGTTGAAATTTATGATGTATTAGGTATTGAAGCCGCTCGCCAATCTATCTATAATGAATTAGTTGAAGTCGTGGAGTTTGATGGAACATATATTAATTACCATAATTATAGTGTTTTAGTTGATAGAATGACTTTTACAGAAAAATTAATATCTATATTTAGACATGGCATTAATAATGATAACATAGGACCGATCGCAAAAGCATCATTTGAAGAAACCCCTGAGATGTTTTTAAAGGCGGCCAGACATGGAGAATTAGATACATTAAAAGGAATTTCGGCAAATGTAATGTGTGGACAAGAAGGGTTTTATGGTACAAGTGCATTTCAAGTAATTATCGATACTGACGAATATATGAAATTAGATGAAAGTGAGCAATATAGAGTATCAAATGTAAATAATGATATAGAACAGATGTTTGCGATAGAAAATCCAAATGATAGTTGTAGCATAGATAAAATTGGCATCCAAACAAATATAGTAACAATTAAACCTATAGACATGGGAAAAGACGATTCGTATAATCCTGGATTTTAAACCTTCACACCTGAAAAGTACGTGGTAACTGTTGCCTTTACCAGTCAGTCGGTGGATTATTTTAAATAATTATTAATATAGTTACTTAAAAATATACACATTATAATATATAATGTCTGCATTTTACTTAATAGCAGATAAAATATTAGATAAAACTATTTTTTTAAATAATATTTTAACAATAGAAAACTTTAATGAAACAAAGTTTCAATTGTTTCATAAGATAATTGTAAATAAATTTATATCTGAAAATAGTAAAAAAAGTTTTATTAATAATTTTTGTAATGTACAAAAAATATATAGAAAATTTAGCCGAGTCGCATATTTATTAAAATTTAATAAAGCAAAATTAATAATAACCCAAGACTTAAATTATAACGAATTAGACGTTACTTATCCGTCAGTGTTATGTATATTTCATTATAATTACAAATATTTATTTTGTTTAAATGATTTAATTCAATTAATTGATTCTGCTTTAACGAATGCAATAGGATTTATATGTGATCCAAATCATATAAAAAATCCGTATAATAATATGGTATTTGAGAAATCTATATTGTACAGTATTTATATTTTTATAAATAATAATAGAATAAATTATTGTGAATTATTTTTTAATTTTTGTAAATATGAATTTAACTTAAAAAAATTCAAAAATATATGTGAAAATATAATTAACGAAAAAATAATACTAAGATATGTAAAAAATTCGCCACAAAGTGTACTAATTAAAGATATTACTTCAATGATTAATTATTTTAATAAATATATAGATGATAAAGAAATTGAAATAAACATTCATAAAAATTTTCCAAAGGATAAATTAATAAAAATACTGTCACCTTATTTATTATTATATCTAAAGTCAATTAATGCTTATCCTTCATCGCTACAGTCATTATATAAAACACAATTTTTAACAAAAATGAATAATTTCTATAATTACAATCCTCAATTTGGCAGAATAAATATACATCTTTTTTTTAATACACAAAATTTTAAAAGAAGATGTTGTAAAATTATTAGATATAATGATACTCATATATTATTTAGACCATTTAATAAAACCATTTATTTAAATAATCACTTAAAACCTAAACCAATCGTATACATTGATATAAGAAGTATAATAAATGTTAGAAATAATAATACAATAAATACATTAACAGAATATGATACATCAAATAATTATGACGACGATAATAATACATTGACTAATGATGATACATCAAGTAATTATGATGATGATACCTCGAGCGATTATGATATATTGAGACAATAATAATACGTCGATTAAATACGGCTTATTGACAGAATAAGACATAAATACCTTAAAATACGGTTTATGGTATTTGATAAATGTAAATTTACAAAAAGTTATATAAACATATTTACTTTGTTGTTATTTTATTTTCTTCACAGTTTCCGGTTTTACGGTTTTTATGTGTTCCTTTTGGACATCTAACTCTTTTTGTTTTGTTATGAGGTTTAATTAAGTTATTTTCTTCTTCTTCTTCAGTATCTTCGTCTATAAGTTTTCTTGTTGGCGTAGGATTTGAAATAGTTTCATCTTCGTCAGTATCTTCTTCTATAAGTTTTATAGGCTTTTTAGGTAATTTTTTAGGTTTTACTTTTACTTTATCATCATCGTCGGTATCTTCTTCTATAAGTTTTCTAGGCTTTTTAGGTAATTTTTTAGGTTTTACTTTTACTTTATCATCATCTTCATCCTCATCTTCGTCGGTATCTTCTTCTATAAGTTTTCTAGGCTTTTTAGGTAATTTTTTAGGTTTTACTTTATCATCATCTTCATCCTCATCGGTATCTTCAATTAAATTTCTATGTTTATAATGTGACATAAGAGGTATTTTTTTTTGATATTTACTTGTTTTAGGTTTTAAAAATCCTCTTAGGTATTCTTCAATGGAAATTTTTCGTTCAAATTGACTTACTATTTCAGTCTGATAAGGTTGATTTAATTTATCTAACGGAATAAAAATATCACCAGTATTCGTTTCAATAAATTTAAAACTAGGCACTACTTCTGGCCTATATCCTGGAATAACAATAAATATAAATTTATCGTTAATATCACCATATCCGATAAAAAAATTATTTTCATAATTGGTTTGTAAAATATATTTTTGTGATATAAAAATAGTTGGAATTTCATATTTTTGTATTAATAACCATAAATCAAGTGTTGTAAGAAAATAATTATCCGTATATATGAAACTAGAAAAAGATAATGAATTATTGCTGACCTGGTCACCAAGTGTTTTTTTTCCTTCTATAATTAAAATGTCGATTATTTTATCTTGATACGGCATTAAATATTTTGTGTATTCACGATATAATTCATTTTTAATAATATTAATGTCTTTTTTCTCTCCAGTTTTTCTTTCAATAACATCAATAATAAAATTATTCGTACAATAATTATTATCAGAATAAACGAGTTCTCGATAATTATCCGGAAATGCTGGTCTCCATAAACTAGACGTAATTGTCTTTTTAGTAATATTACATTCCGCAAAATTGTTTTTACCAATAGCTTCGTCGAGAGAATTAAATTTATTATCATAAAATTGTGTGATATCTGGATTAGTTTCATCATAAGAATTATATTTTGTATATTTATTAATAACTGCTGGAATAAGATTATCAAAGTAATCTTGATTAATTAATGATTCTAATAATATAATTTCGTTCTCTCTCAAATTATATCCGATATTTGAAAAAGACAAAAAAATTCTCGGCTGAAACATATAAGATTTAATACGGTTATAACGTATAAGTTCGTCTGCCATTCTACTCAAATAGATATCTTTATTAAATTTACCTGTTATTAAATTTCTCTCCGGTAAAATTAAGTCACATCCGTTGACACTTACCGCACATAAGTTAGAAGTATTTTCCTTTGATTTACATGTCTTATTATTTTTAACAATACACGTAGATATATCATTAATTAATTTATAATAATTAGCGTCTCCGATAAATTGAATTTTGTTACTTACTAATTCTTTAATATATGAAATTACATTTTTTAATTTAATAGAATAAATAATATATTCCTTATTAAGTTCATTCTCAATTTTCTCGCGTATTTTTACATTTTCATAATTATTTAATAAAATACGAATAGTATTTCTAAAAATATTATAAAAATTAGTTTCATATTTTATTTTTTTGATATAATCAATTCTCTCGTTATCGACCGTTGTCGTAGTTGAGATAACAACGTCACTTAAACTCATTGGATTATTTTTAGGATTAACAATAAAATTAGAATTTTTAAAGCTTGGAATATCTAAATTGGGATTAATATTGCTTTCATGAATTGGCTCTGATAATTGAATAAACTGATTAGTTTCAGTAAAAATGCCTACAATTAATTCATCTTCAATAACTTTAAATGCGGGTTTACATGGAATATCAGCGATGTTTTTGCTTTTATTACTTCTTTTATTAAGTTTAATAAGAAATGAAACAGTATCATTATAAGTATTCCATAAAGAAGTGTCTGTCATAAATGTAAAGTCAATATTCTTTTTAATTGTATCTTTTAAAGAAGATGGATAACATGGAACAAAACAAGATTTATTTGATTTTGGTTCTTGCGCAATAACTCCAATTATTTTACTATTAAAATTCATTACCAATTTTAAAACTTTATAATCATATTTATCCAATTTTTCAATTAAATTATAAAATAATATATCCTTTTTTGCCTTATATACATTTGGCATACTATCTAAAGGTTTACATATTTCTTTAAAAAGCGGTTTTATAATTTCTTTAAATACAGCTTTCATTGTTTTAGAAAGAGTAGAATCATATTCTCTAAATTCCTTTGAAATATGTATTTTTTTTTTATGTAAGCCATAAGAATAAATAGGTTCATAATATTCACCAATTTTTAAAATAATAACAGTAGGTTTTCTCGCTTCATAAAATTCATTAGAATAATGGTTTGTAGGACAAAGTAACTCTACGTTATTTGTAATATCATTATCAGGTAAATTTAAAATAACTAAATTAAGGCCATTAGAAAATAAGTTTTGATTTGGCATACTAATAATATCCCATAAATAAGTATGATCGATAACGACCTCATCATCTTTTAAATACTTTATAAAATTTTCAAATGCATTAATAACTCTATTAAAATAAAAATTTTCTTCTGGTTTATTAAAATTAATTTTAGAATATAATTTGGTATTTTTGTATATATTGATATCGTAAGTGGCATCGCTTTCATTAAAAAAATCGTTAACTAAATTTGCGTTTTGATATTTAATAAAACTATCTAGATTAATAGACTGTATAATTTTATCACGCATCTCTTTAATAGATAGTATCGGTAATTTATTACCAGATTTGTCTTTTTTTGCATAATAAAGAATATCAGAAATACACGCAATAAAAGACTGTTTGTCACTGTTTTCAATACCATGTCTTAATAAACAAGTAAAATTATTTTTAGACGTATCATTTGTTTTAATTTTAGTATTAGTAATATTACACTTAACGTTTGTGTCATGTAAAAATGTCTGTATTTCAACAGGTAAATATCCCCATCTCCCTGGTTCTAACGGAAATTTTTCGGGACCTTTTATATAAAAGTCTTCCTTTTTTTTAATTGTTTTTTCCTTGTTTTGAATACATTTTTCTCTTGCCAAAATTCGGCCTTGTGTATTATATTTTTTAAAACAACACGGCAAACAAAAACCGTCAGGATGGCTATCTAACTGAAGGCCAGGATATTGTTTAACATAATCTTTTTTCTTTTCTTTAAATTCATAAATATAGTGTCCTGGCGGAACTTCTTTTGCGTCAGACGGAATAATTTTACCACAAGTCGGATGTACTAATTCAGTTTTACCGTTTGTAGTTACTTCTTTTAATTCGCTTGGATCAATAATACTATTTGTTTTTAAACACCAATAACGCGGACAAATATAATTAAACTGTTTTTTAGGGTTCGAGCCATATTTAATAACATCTTCGTCTTTTAAAAATCCGGGATGTTGTTTTTTAATTTTATTAAGCTGTTTATCGGTTAAAATAACCGGTTGTCTTTTAGCATCAGAACTACACGTCCTAGAATAAGAATTAAATTTTGGTGTATCTTCTTTTAAAATTAAAATAGGGTCTTTTTCTTCAATTAAAGTCTGAAAATAATACGGTTTATTAAGTTTCATTCCGTCAATGTTTTTAACTAAATTAATGGTGCTTTTTTCATCATCGTCATCTGACATATTTGTTTCATCATCAGAATCTTTATTTCTATAGTCGTCTTCATCTTCATCTTCATCGTTTTCGTCATCAGATAAGTCAATGTTAAAACTATTTTCGTCAGACGTATCACTATATTCTTCTTCAGAGTCGTCTTCTTCAGAGTCAGAGTCGTCTTCCCCACCCCCGTCCTGTGAATCATTATTATCATTATCATTATAATCTTCGTTATAATCATCCCCATCATCATCATCGTCAAAAAATAAACTAAACGCCCCTTTTGGTTTCTCTTCAAGTTCCTCACTAGATTTAATATAATCTATTTCTTCGTCATCTTCTTCTAATACAGGAATTTCGTTTTCGGGTTGCGCTTTTTCACTAGACGAAATTATATCATTAATAACTAAATTATGTTTGCCTTTAAACATAGTACATAGTTGATTAATCTCTTCGGTAGGGTATGACGTACTAGTTTTATCCTGTGTGATACGAATCATAGTATCTAAATAAATAGGAATAGTTAACAAATAATATATATTATCAATGTTATCAACAGTAATAGTAATAGCACCTTTTTCTTTATTAACGCTAATAATTGTTTTAAATCCTGGGTTCTCTTTAATTTTAATGTCTGATTTTCTGACACCGCGTTCAATTTGTATTTCATTAGAAACTTTGCTGACCAATTCTTCTGCTTTAGTTTGATCGATGTCCGGAAAATTTTTTAAAATAGCTAAAATAATTTCGTACCCTTTGTAATTTTCTGCTTTTTCTAAAATAAATGCTTCAATACTTGAAAATTGGCTATAATTAGATACTCTTTTTAAACGTAATTGAATATCTGATGTATTTTTATATACATTACTTTCATTAATAAATATAGAAGATATACATCCACTTAATAAATCAATATTAAATGGTTTATTAATAATAACTTGTGTTTCATATGTAAGTTGTTTGATTTCAACGTTAGAGTCGCGTAAAGAATAAAATTTTTGGAGTTTATAACCACTTTGTTCTAAAAATTGTTGGATTTCCTCTATTATCGGATTTAATAGCTTACGAAAAAGAACGTTAATATCATTTTCATTTATAATATTTTTAAAGTCAGCAGTAATAGTAATATATCCGTTTTCATTAAATTCACATACTACAGTTTGTTCGTCATTATTTATTGTTTCAATATACACCGCTACAGATTTACTTTTAGCAATATTTTTTGTTAATTTTAATATTGTCGCTTTTTTTAAATAAGGTATTTTTTTTCCATCAGTCGCAATACCTTCTGTATATAATCGATAAATATTTTCTTGCTTAGAAGAGGGGTTATATTTAATTAAAGGATTTTCTTTTGTAGCGTGAACAGTTTTAAAAATAATTTCAAGAGGTATTTTAATATCAAAATCCGGTATTATAATAGCTTTAATATATTTAATACCTGACTGCAAATATTGTAAATCGTTTTTTTTAAGTTTATAAACATCGTAAAACATATCAATTGTTTTAAACAATTGTATTGATTTATCATTAATAAAATTTTTATTAGACGTAATTAAGTTAGGTCTTTGTTCATTAAGCGTTTCAATGTTATTTATATTTTTATTGTACAAAAACGGATAATAAATTTTAATAGTTGTTTCTTCGGATACGTTTTTTTCAGATAAATAATTCAAGACATCTCCCGCTAAACATAAATATATATTGTTATTGATTATGTTACCACTATTTAAAATTAAGTGATTATTAAGTGTAGTGAGAGATTTACGAGCAGTTCTCTCAAAAAATGTATCAAATTTTGTAACCTGAAACGGATTACATACAAACGGGTATTCATTTTCGACTATGAAAAATTTTTGACCTAATACTTTATTAACAATAAACTCTTTATTTTCCAAGTTCATTTGTAAAATATCATCATATGTGTATACCTCTTTTTCTTCCGGTAGTATTAAAGATTTTCCTGTTTTTTCACTTACAATGTTGGAGAGAAATTGGTCGAGCCGAATTTTTGTTAAATCAAGTTTTTTATTTTGTGTTAACGCTTGATAAACCTCAATAGATTGAAAAGTTTCAAGTTTTTGATAATATAAATATATTTCTTCAATAGAAACTTCTGTCTTTTCTATTGCTTTTTTTAATTCCATAAGTATTTTTATTTTAATGGTAGCAATACTGTCGTCTAAGTGAATTTGTTGTTCCGAAAAGACAATAGTAGTGTTATCACGTGTAAATTGTTCTCTCTCTTTTTCCGTAAATATTGTATTATTATTATAATTTCCATTAAAAACAAAGATGGTATTTATTTTATTGCCAATAATATGATTAACCTTATAAATGGGTAAATTATCTTCCATTAACATATACTAAGTTATTATTTTTATATTATTAATTTGAAATTTTACTTTTTATATAAATTTTAAATTAAATCATAATATGGATTATCATTAATCGTCATACCACAATATTCTTTAGGTTCTTTTTTATAGTCAATCGGATTATATATACCTGCTTTTTTTGCATTTTCTAATACAAATTTAAAATTTTCCCAAAAGTCTTGTTTATGTCCAATACTTTCTGTCATAATATGAGATAGTTCGTGCAATGCAACAAAGGTAAGTGTATTAATATCAATTAATTTATTACCATGTTTTGTAGTATTTAAACAAAAAGCAATTTTCTCTCCTTTGTTTTCACTATAAGCAGTTAATTCGCTAGTTGGTAATGTTTCGCTTATTTTTTTCGGGTTAAATCCTGCTACCAAACGAATTGTTCGCGGATCATCAGGATGTGTTTTTGCCATATAATTAACCATATCTTTCATTTTTTGGGTAACTTGTGCTAAAAGGTTTGCGGCTAATTCAAGTTTTTCTCTTTCTCTTACACAATAACGGTTTCCGTCTTCGGATGCAATGATACATTTTAATTGAAATGCATCAGATTCATAATATATTCTTAAACATATAAAAAGAATAAATCCGATAAATATATATAAAAAAATACTATAGTCTGTCATATATATTTAATACTAAAAAAAAACTATTATTATATATAAAATAATCATATCGTTAGAGTGATTATTCGTTCAGAACCACCTAATGCATTATGTAAACCATATGTTTAAAAAAGATGAATACTAAACTATAAAATTATGGTAAAAAAAATTTTATTGGGAACCCGAACCTATCTCTAATGGTGGTCTCATAAAATCGCTTTGTATCGTACTTTGGTTCCAGATGCTAACAGGTACTTGTGGATTAGGAGGTTCTGAACGAATTTGTAAATTGGCATTACGTAGACTTTGTCCGATAGTATCAATACCAATATGGTAGCCCGCTTTTAACAAATTAATATCAGAGAGATATCCTTTACCAGAAGGATTTAATTGGGCCCATTGACTATTGGCATCACTAGGCAATAGTTCATCGGGATTTTGAATATTGGGTTTAGAACATGAAGAAGGTATTCCAGGACTACTGGTTTGTACGCCGGTAGCAGAGGCATATACTTCGTTACCATTAGGGTCAGAAGGCGCTACCGCAGAAGAAGCTTGCATATTTGTATTTTTATATTGCGGTTGCATAGATGTGTTCATCTCAGAACCAGGCATTCCTTTTGCTCCTAAATATCCAGCAAACATACTAACTCCGTAAGCCACAATTAATAAAATTATAATAGCACCAATTCCATAATCGTTCCATAGTTTCTTAAAAGAGACGTTCATATATAAAATTAATGATAAAATAATTTTTAGAATACGTATTAATTATTCTAAAGATTAAATGAATTAATTAAAAACCCTCTAAATCAGTTTCTGAAGCTTCCTCAATTTCCTCGTCAATATCTTCATCTTCATCCTGAATATTTTCAATCATATATGTCTTTTTTATATTTTTTGCTTCTAAAAATGCTAAAATAGCATTTTTTTTTGCCAATTTAGCTTTATTTCTAGCTTCTTTATATAAATTAAAATAAACCTGGTCAGGAGTTTTTAATTGTACAGGTTCTAAATCAGTTGTGAAATCAATATCATTTAAATCTATTGGTTTGTCTAAATCTTTTTCTTGTTCATTTAATTCTTCAAAATTTATATTTATTTCTTCTAATGGTTCATCTATCGGGGTAATTTCAATGTCTTTATTCGGTTCCCCATAAAATTCCGCATCAGACGAAATTTGAGGTTGAATATTAAAATCCTCATTATTTTCTAAATTAATGGCTATATTGGAATTATCTAAAGCAATTGGTTCAGGTTGTAATATTTCCAAGTCATCTTTTTTCTTTGATTTAATTAAACAATTATCAAAAAAAGGTTCATTATCTAAAATCATCGCTTGTTTTAGTTCTATTTCAATCTGAAAATTGCGTTTAGTAAATTTAATTCCTTGTATTTCTAAAATAGAAATAATATTGGTTTCGTTAGTAACATCAGACAATGTGAGTGTATTTTCTTTTTCATCATAAATTTTAACATAGGGTAATCCTAAATGATTATTTTTAATATTACATCTAACTAAATAGTATTTTCCCGATTTATAAACACGCATAATAGAATTAAATGCGGAACTTAATTCATCTTCTTCTAAACTATTTTGAAACCAATCCGAATTTTTTTCAAATATTAGTTTTTGACAATGATCCTCAAGTTTTTCAAACCAATTTATCATTTTTTCGGATAATTTATCAAACATTAAATCACAATAGTATTTTTTACCAGATTTAATAAATCCCTGTTTTGTTAAACTTTTAGTAGTCTGAATATAGAGTGATTTATAATTATATTCGATTTTTGTAAAATATGTTCCTCCTTGAACAGTAATAGGTTTTGCTAAAGATAATTTAGTAAAATCAAAATATTCGTCTGGTTCAATAATATTTTCCATTATTATTATTGCCATTATAAAAAAAAATAACTCTTTAAACCCAATAAGTATAAAACATGCATTGTATTTAATTAACTATTAATTATGCTTTCAACGTAGTATTTATAATCATAATTTAATTTATGAACTGATTTATCATTTATTTCAAATAATTCCATATTTTTTATTTTTGATATCAAATATGTATCATGTGTAATAATTATTATTGCACCGTTATATTCATTTATACCTTCAATTAAACCTTCGATAGATTCAATATCTAAATGATTCGTTGGTTCATCAAATAATATAACATTAGGTGAACTAATTTGTAGCGACGAAAATAACACTCGTGCTTTTTGACCTCCAGATAAATTTTCGATAGGTAAAATACACGGATCAATATTATTTATTTTTTTTAATCCAAGTTTTCCTAAATAAGATCTACATGTTTTTACATCAATATCAGTGTCGATTGTTTGTAAATATTGAATTGGGTTTAAATGTAACGGCAAACTTTCAATTATTTGTTGATTATAATAAAATGTTTTAACTCTTGAATCTTTTAAGATTTCACCGAAATTAGGTTTTATTATTTCTTGACATAATTTAAATAAAGTTGTTTTACCTGCACCGTTCTTTCCGACTATACAATGCCTACTTTTTGTAAAAATAGAATATTCTATATTTTCTAAAATATTAATTTCACCGTATTTAAATGTTACGTTTTCAAAACGGACAACTGAAATATCACGTATAATACCAACATCAGGTAACGTAATTTTAACTTCATATGGTTTTTCTGGCTTTGGAACAAAGTTTAATTTAATAAATTCATCAATCTGTTTTTTTGTTATATTTTTTGTTTTTTTTAGTTTATCTAGATTCGTAATATATTTTTTATAATTATTTATACAATTTGTATGAATATCCGATAAAGTCTTAAGTAATTTATCGTATCCACCATTTATAATATACAACTTATTAATTGTAAAATCGGGATTACCTATATACATTATTATATTTGAAAAATTATTTATAAAATCAATTTGATGACTAACAATAATCAGCGTTTTTTTATAATTTGATAAATAATTACCTAACCAAATAACTGCGTTTAAATCTAAATGATTAGTAGGTTCGTCCATCAATAATACGTCTGGTTTAGATATTAATGCTCTAGCAATAGATAGTCTCATTCTCCATCCTCCTGAATAATTACTTAATTTAGTATTTAAATCTAAAATACCTAATCCGTTAAGAATTTTTTTTGTTTCTGAAAGATATTTATCGTATTGAATATATTCAGTTGTATTAATTAATAACTCATATTCTTCAAATAATTCGTCAATCATATGTTCGTTATTTTCTAATTCTAACACTTTTTGATTTATTTTATAAATTTTTTCGTCGGCGTGTAACATAAAATCTAAGACAGTTTGTTCTGGTGTATCAAAAACAATATGTTGCTCTACTTTATAAACATTAATTAATGGTGGCATAACATTTTTAATATAATCTAATAACGTAGATTTTCCGCAGCCGTTTGGACCAACAATAGCATAATGCTGATTTTCGTTAATTACTATGGTTGAATCTAATAAAATCACTTTATTACCTAACTTAATAGTGACACTATGATCTGATATTAAAGTTTTAGACATTTATAAAGGTTAATGAAATTGAATGAAATTATTTAATAAGTTTAATAAGTTTAATAAATTCAATTTTTTTAAATAAAATATTATTATTTCTTTAAAAATGAAAGAATCTTTGGTTCAACAATGTTTAGCTATATTAAAAAGAGATGATATAAAAAACGAATTTAAAATGTTATTAAAGCCAATAATAGATTTTATATTATATGAAATTAATCCATATATTTATATAACAGTATCATTAGTATTTTTAATTTTTTTAATGATTTTAGCAATACTATTAATATTAATAAATTTAATGCGTAATAAAGAATTTATCCAAAAAATATTCTAAAGAATATATATATGCCTCATAAAAGAAAAACACAAAAACGCGGTGGATTTTTAGGTGAAATAATACAAGAAGCCATAGTTCCTTTTGGTATATTTGGATTACAACAAAATTACAACCCAAAATCAAAACGTGGTGGAAAAAGTAAAAGACGTAGTCGTAGTGGCGGAAAACGTAGTCGTAGACATTAATTACTTAATTTAGCATAATTAATATGTTTCTCTTAATAAAAATAAAATATATTAATTTATATATTATGGCGCGTAAAATACATAGTCGTACTCGTAGACATAGACATAGACATAGTCGTAAATATAGAGGCGGAAACGGTTCTTATACGTCTGCTGCAAATTACCAAGAATATGTTAATGGATCCTCAGTCAATGATCAGATAAATAGAACTTTTGGGGATAGTGTAAGCAATAACGGAAATTTAATTATTGGAGCTCAAGGACAAAATTCTACAATGTCCGGAACTCCAACTGGAGAACAACTTTCTCTCATTCAATCTGCAGGAAGACGTGGTAGCCACGGTCGCAAACGCCGTGGTGGCGTTTGGGGGTCAGTTATAAACCAAGCCATTGTTCCGTTTGGTTTATTGGGTTTACAACAAACATATGGTAAACGAAGAAAAGGCGGAAAATATACTAAACGTCGTAGATATTAAACAATATCAGTTATATTTAAGTTATTTTTGTCTAATATCATTTTTATAGATTTAGCATATTTATTTTTAATAAAGTAATTATTCACATCATTATATTGTGTATGATGTGTATCTTTAATATTATCTGGTATTGTCCTAAATGTACCAGTATCATCTCTCGGATAACTTTTTCTGCGTAAATAAGTTTCTAATGATTGAGTTACATAATGAGCAATATAACACGGTATTGATGGAAAGGTAAATTGTGTTAATGACGGATTTTTTTCTGGTGACAACAGCATTTTACCGTCAATACCAAACATACGATTTTTGGTTTTAATGTTATAAAAATGTGGGTTTGTCGCATTAATGATTTCTCTCGGACGTACAAACGTTTTTACATGTTGGTCTAAGTTTAATTTTGATTTTGTATAACTTTCGATTAATAATTCTGTTGGTTCATTATCTAAAAAATTGGAACCAAACATCAACCAGTTAATACCTAAAGAATGAGCATAATTATAAGCGTTTAATAATTTTTTTACATTAGTAAATTTATTTAATACAATAAATTCATCGGCATCTAAATAAATCATCCAGTCCATATTTAAAGCATTTGCAATATATTTAGCGACATTCATTAAACGCATTTTAATAGGCCCATCTAAATTTGATACATCTATTATTTTAATTTGTTTTTCACAACCATAAAATACTTTTGATAAAGGCAACTTCGATTTATGATCAAAAATAACAATTATATCAAATCCGATTAATCTATGATATATTGCCCATTCTTTTATATGAAGTTCGTCTCTAGCATTTGTAAATAAAATAATTTTTTTAGTAATACCGTAGTTATTTGTATTTAAATACTTTTTAGGTGTTAAAGTCATAAGGTTATTTTTATCCATTTATATATATTAAATATATAAAAATGGATGTTGAAAACCAAATAAAACAATGGATAGTCATTGATAACCAATTAAAACAGTATAACGAAAAAATCAAAGAATTGCGAGAAAAACGTAATATTTTAGAACAAAATATTATTAATAATACTAATACTAACATAACAATAAATATTAATAATGAAAGACTTAAAATTGTTAACGCAAAAATTACTGAACCTTTAACATTTAAGTATTTAGAAAAATCTTTGGGAGAAATTATAAAAAGCGATACACAAGTTAAACAGATTATTGACCATGTAAAAGAAAAGAGAGAAATAAAATATATTTCTGAAATAAAGCGGTTTTCAAATAATTAATTTATATATAAGTAATTTATATGAGTAATATAGGTGTAAATGAATTAGTATTTAATAAAGACGAAGAAAACGGAATTTATTCTGGAGGATTTAGTGTAAATTCTATAATGCTTAAAAACGGTATCTCTCCAATCATCACAATGAATAGTCAAATGGGAGGAAATATTAATCAGGTATCTGATCTATTTAATGATTTAGTTGTACCAAATTGGTTATTATCACAACCCTATAAATTTAGTGGTGGTTCAAATTATGATAACGGAAAAGAACTTATTGAAGGGGGGGATGGTATTGAAGACGATTTACATAATAAATTACTTGAATTAGCATCAACACCCGTAAAAACTGTAAAAAAGAAAAAAACACAGAAAGTTAAATTACAAACAAATAAAAAACTTACAAAAAGACGTTTAAAGAATTAACATAACATTTTATTAAACTGTTGTTTTTAACGTATTATCCATACGACGATATTTACGACGATATTATTTTAAGTAATAACCAATGCGTAATTTGTTTAGAGACATTGGACGATTTTGGCGAATTTCCTATTAATTTGGAAAATGAAAAAATTAGGACAAAATATTATTTATCATGTGACTGCAATGTATTTGTCCATAAAACTTGTATATTTTTATATTATGATAAGTCAAATAAATGTATTATATGTAATAAAGAAATTGTTCTAAGAAATGTTAAAAATATTACCATAAATAGTATAGTATTTATAAATATTCTTATATATTGTCGGGCTATTTTAATGGCATTTTTATTCATTATTTTACTATCATTTAAATTATATGTTATTGTTTGGAAACATCTAATAATTAAAAAGTTTTAGTATAATCTTTAATAATAAATTTTCTATATATTTTAAATAATTTTATATAGAAAATCAATCAAAATTTTCAACTCCAATTTTTATAGTTAAAAGGAGATACTAAAATTTCATCTATTTTATTTCGCCAAAAATCTACTCTTTTTTGAAAAGCAATATCCTGTGCGGTTTCGGGATAAGGTGTAGTTGTTTCCATTAATTGTTCTTCTTCATTTGTCATTTTAGGTTTATGACCATAACAATTTACTCCAAATTTTATTTGTGGGTTAGCAATATATCCTCCATTAATACCTGGCCTACCACAATCATGTTCGTGACCTTTTATCGTTTGTAATTTATCAAAAGTTTTTTTCTGCGTTGGGAATAATGCCATTTGTCCTTCAGACCAACCATAATTACACCATTCGCCTCCGTCCTTATAAGCCTCTTCGATTTGCGAATAATTTGCTAATTTTGCTCCATAAGCAGTACATAATGCTTTAGCATTTTCATAATTATATATATTACCAGGTATATTAAATACTTGATTTTTCCACTTAATTTCCGGAACAGGAGGAGGTAGTGCAGAACTATTTTGGTTATTAACAACAATATCGACCGTTGTTTTTGGTGTAAATAATCCTTTAATATAAGCAGTTACATTAATACTAAAAAAGTACTGAAATAGATTAAATACTACAAGTAAGATAATAATAATAATAATAATATAACCAAATGGTTGCCTCCAAAAAGATGGACTATCTCCAGAAGAGTTGCCTAAAGAACTAAAGAACACAAAATATGCGACTATAATTAAAAATAATATAATAAACACTATAGGATTTAAAACATAACTATTTAAATAATTATACATATAAATTGGGTCAACAGTTGATGTCGTATTTACTACTTCCATATATATATATATCAACCTTTTCTAAAAACCGATTTTCTATAAAATAAACAATATGCTTTCGGAGAAATAATACTTTCATTATTATCGATTTCATTCACATTATTATCGTTAAAATGATACCATTTGTTGTTTGCATTTTTAATATAACATGTATAATGCCCCCCTAATACATTTCCATAGTGATTAACTACCCCATATAAATCATAATGATAACTATCTTTTTTATAACCAATCACATAATTAGTTAAATCTAAATTATTTATCGGAAAAGTAACTAATGTCTGATTTTTTTGATTTTTTTCGTTAAATCGCTTTAAATCAATTACTAAAATATTTGGAAATGACCAAAATGATATCTTTTTTTTAATATTAATCTTTGTCTGTAAATTGTCGTCGAACCACGCATTCTCTCCTTGTAATATTTCGCCTTCGACATATAAATTAAAACAATCAATCAAAGATGGATTTTTAATATCTGGTATAGGTAAATCGATCATAAAATAAGGTTCTGGTGTAATATTTAATTGGGTGTTATTATCTAGAGAGATAATTTCAGATACATGTATTCCGTAAAATAAATTCCATATTTCCGAATAATCTTTTGAATACATAACATTAATCATATTAAAACATTTTAATGCTATTTTATCTGTGTCATTTTCTGGATTTCCGGTAATAGTAATCTTAATTTCTCTCGATAATGCGTTATGAAATGTGTCAATGACAAATAATAAAAACTCCGGTAAATCATTTTGAGAAAACCCAGTAAATAAGTCCAATCCTTTAATTTCGGCAATTTTATGAATAATATTTATAAATTTATTTGGAGAGACCTGACAATTTTCAGACCATAATAGTTTTCTTAAATTATCCCATTCAATAAGTAAAATAGAATCATATTTTTTTTTAAGTTTTTTCTTATAAACATTTTTATCTAAAAATAAATTTAGTTCATATGTATGAGAGAGTATCTGAAGACAAGTATTAATAAAACACGTATTTCCCAAATTTACTAGACCACTTAAACCTTTATTTTCATATTCTTTGAACGTATTTTCATTTTTAATAATACAAATATTCATTAATAATTATATTATGCACAATATATTTAAACAGATTTTATATATATATATATAATTTATATGAATTTTAACGTTGATACATTTAATATTAGTGATGAAAAACGTGCTTTAATACATATACTTGAAATGATATATCGTGATAATTTAAATGAAATTAATTTTTATAGGACCGCTAATAATGAAATTCGACAAAGTATTACAAATATATTAGGAAACCAAAACTTTAATAATAACCGGGTGAGAGGTAGTGCAATAAATTCTCTCCTGAATACTTATTTAAATAATGGTTCAAATAATAGAGCCAGTAGAACCCGAAATATAACATCTACTCCTAATAGATATACTGTTTCAGGAACTAACACAAATAATGTAACTCCAAGTCGAATTTATTCAAATGGGTTAGATTTAACTTCTTTTTCAGGAACTCCTGCTCTAACAGAGGTTCATGAATTTACGATTCCTATTAATTCAACATCTTCCTCATTAGGGACAGAGTTTTTAACTGCTTTTTTTAATCAATTTTTACAACCTGTTGAAGTATATCCGACACAATCCCAAATTGAAGCTGCTACACGCGTAGTTAAATATAATGACATATTAAATCCCTCAAGCCAGGACTGCCCTATTTCATTGGAAAGATTTAACGCGGACGATACTGTTATGGTAATACGTCATTGTAACCATGTATTTAAACAAAATAGTTTAATGGAATGGTTTAGAGGACATTGTTTATGTCCTGTATGTAGATACGATATTCGTACTTATACACCAGATACTCGAGAGAATACATCTAATTAAATTAATTATAAAAACTATTTAAAAACAATTGTTATTATTTAGTATGCTTCGTAAACCTAAAAGAAACGGTTATAAATGGACTATCAATGAAACATTGTCATTACAAAGAAATAGTGATTTATTAAAGATGACAGTCGGAGAATTGGCTAAAAAACACGAAAGAAGTGAAGATGCTATTTTATATAAATTAGATGAAATTAATAAATATGAAGACGAATATAAAAATATAATTGAATATACTTTGCGACTACCTAAGGGTAGTAACTGCATTTTTAGTGGATTAAAATAAAAAATTGATTAGTATTTTATTATATTATTTAAGATATAATAAAATGCAGCGTGTTAATAAAATAATGGAAAGTATTGAAAAAACTGATAAACAAGTTTTACCAAAAAGACATAGATTTAAATGGTCTGTAAAAGAAATCTTAGATTTAGAAAGAGAATATACATTATTACATATGACCTATGATGAAATTGCAGATAAACATCAGAGAACAGTAGATTCAATTATATTAAAGATAGACGAGATGAAATATGAATTTGAATATGACCGAGAAGAGGCAGATAATTTAAATTTTAAAAGGGAATATAACAATTTATGTAATGATTATTCCGTAAATTATAATAAACTAGAAAACGAAATAAAAGAGTTTAAAAAAACAAAATCAAAATTATTAGATAAAATGTCAAAAGATTACACAAAAATAAATATTTATTTATTTATTTATTTATTATTATTGTTAATATTAATATTAATATTTTTAATTTGTGGATTTTTACTTATAAATTTAATTATTTCATATTTTATAAAGTTAGTTACTTTATATTTTATAAAGTAACTAACTTTTTATTCTTTAATAAATTAAAAAATCATATCGTTTTAATTTTTTTTATCAAAGAATGTCATAACATTTTGCAAACCTTTTTTACTATTATTTGACTGAATTAAAAACTCATCAAATAACATTAGTTTTATTTCGTCATTCTTTAATTTTTCAAGTTTTTCTTGATACTTAACAATATCGTCTTTATATTTAATTTTCAGATTTTCAATTTCCTTTTTAAATTTTTTTAATTTTAGTATTTTATTTTGCATCTGCCAAATATTTTCAAGTACTAAAGAAAACAACTGTTGTATAGGTTTCATAATTTGATTTGTTATATAAAACTCATAATCTATTTTTAATTTATTCTCTAAAATAAATGTTGGGGTCTCTATTTTATCGCCTTGAAGTAATTTTTTAAAAGTTTTTTCAACTGCAAAGTAGACAAACTGAATTCTATCTCCGGGACTTGGTTTATTACCTGGTTCCCTAGCAGCAATTCTATCAGCTAATACTTTATGAGCAATCGAATTCGGTTTTTTATAACCCGAACGTAAAGACTTTGTGATGATTAATTTTTCTATAGGACAATTTCCATCTACAACATTTTTTAAAGAGGTTTGTAAAAAGTTTATTGCTTCTTGTATGTTCTGGGTTTTCATTAAAATATCAATAATACCTCCGTAAATATCTTTTACAATTGGGGCATTATCACGTCTTTTTAATACTATTCCCATTTCTTTTCTTTTACATTTATTTGGGTCTGTTTCATATAACATACCGACATAACGCTTTTTAGATAATAGACAAAATGGCATAAATGTTTTTTCGTATTCTAAATCGTGTGGGGCTTTTAAGAAACTGGAAGCTAAATGACCTGCCTGTTGTGCTAATTCGATAGTTATTTCTAACGCCTTTTTTCCTTGTATTGATTCACCTGATGGAGTTTGTAAATTAAAAGTAAAGAATACAGAATCTGTATTGTGAACTATTATATCACCTATTCCTGCAGCAAAATGATTATTTTCTGTTGTTAAATCATATACATATCCTTTATAATCATATATTTCATCAATACATTTTAAATTATTATTATATGTATTGTTTTCTATAATATGTATTAATATTTCATTAAATGTACTTGGATATATTTTATAATTTATATTCATATAATTTAAATAATTTGTAAATTTTGCAGCAGTAATCATATCTTGAAATTGATAAATATCTGTGTTATGTATTTTATATATATTGAAATCTAATTTATTATCATATAATTCATTTAATTTACAATGCAACAACTCATAATCATTATTATATCTAAAATCATTAGGCGATATTGTTTCACCTGATTTTAATATTAATGAATGATCATCTGTTACATCAACTAAACTAGTTTTTGTATAAATTCTTATCATTTTTTTATGTGACGCTAATTGATGCCTAATTACTCTGTAAAGTGGCGTCCATCCTTTTTCGGTCCATGTTTCTATATTTATTAATTCACAAAATTCTTTATCTTGTTTTCCTTCTTCAACACATTTTACCCAATTATTATTTCCATATTTTATTCCTAATTCTTCAATAGTTAGAATATCAATTATTCCATTTACTTTAATATATATTGGTGTATAATTTGCTACACTATCACCATATATATATTCGGCTTTTGTTAATACTGGCCCATATTTTTCAGTTTCACATATTTTATCCCCATATGTTTCTTCAATAACTTTCTTCGCATAAGTTAATAATTTTCTACCAGTTGCTGTTGTACATGCAGCAATATCTTTTTCATAAAACGCGCTAGTTCTTGCACCACATCCACCATATAATGAATTGGCTGTTAGTTTATAACCTAATTGACGTTGTTCTAAGACCGCTTTCATAAAATCATCTTTTTCTCCGGGTATTAATTTTCTGGTATCTTTTCTTGCTTTTAATAATTCTTTTAAAATTGACGGCATAATTCCGTCGACTTCTACACCATTTTCGTCTTTATAAGGTTGTATATATCTGCATATTTTATATCCTATTTTTACCTTTGTTGCTTTCTTTTTTTTTTCGCTTTTAACATACCGATAAACATCATATTCTACATCTACATATTCTCTACCAGGTAAATTATCATAAATATAGACACCCTTCTCTTTTTCACCCCATTCTTTAATTAAATTACCGAATAAGTCATATTCTTTCGTCCAAACTTTACTATCATGTGATAGATTTTCACTAATCATTGAACTTGGATACAATCCTGCATAATCTACGCAAGCAATCGGATTACTTAAATATAACCCACATTTTGGGTCTAAAACAATAGCGCCTTCGTACCCATCATCAAATTCGTTTTTTTCGATAACCGGCATTAATGTATCGTTTTTAAGACATTTTTTAGCAATACAACTTGTTAATTTAATACCTTGCCCACGCATTACTAAAAAGTTGATAGGTATACTACAAATTTTTGACATTTCTATATAACCTGTTAAAACATCTGATTTATTCAATAAATAATGGACTAAATTACAATCTTGGATACAATATTTAGCAATAATTGATCTATCTTCTGCGGTTCCATTCGTCATTCTAAATATATCTTTAGGAGAGACATCATCCTTTGCTAAACACCATCTTATTTTTTTTTTAAAATCAAAATTTAATAATCCCTCTATTTTAAATTTTTTTGTTTCCGTATTTATTTCTGTCACCATAAATTTCGCACCATTTTCATAATAATCTACAGAATAATCCATTTCTTCAAAACGAATATAACTGCCTACTAACAAACCAGTCATATTATTTGTTTCTATTTCTGTATATAAATCTATTACTAATATTGATTTTACATAATCACCAATAAAATAACCGGATACATAGTCTAATTTATAACTGGACAGATTTTCAACTCGCCGATAATGATTGTATAAATCAATCTGTAATCGACCTGTCATTTTTATAAATCTTAAATCATACTGACCACTCGCCAATTGTATACTACTTTCTTCTAACTTATATTTTCCTGTCGGTGAACCAATACTATCTTTAATCGGATTACCGCATATTTCATTCTTGTTTCTTGATAATTTTAAAAATTCTTCGACACAATTGTTTTCTTCCGCACGTTTAAACATAAATGTATAATCGAACCCGAATATATTATATCCAATAATAATATCCGGATTTTCTTTTTGTACTAATCTCTGCCACGCCAATAAAACATCTTTTTCGTTATCGAATGTTTCAATTTCTGTGTTTTCCGATGGATTTAAACAGCTATTTAAAACAGCACAATGATTTTTATATGGATTTTTATCTCCATAATACATAAAAGTGGACCCGATAAAAGTTACTTTATCACCTTCTAATTCAGGAAATATATTATCGTTTCTTCCTTTGCAGTAAAATGAATCGTTTATTAAATTTAATTTGACGTCGCGTGTTATATCTTTATTTTTAATCAAATCAATTACAGTATTGTTATTAATATTGGGTATATTATCTATGTTATCAATATCGTAATCATCATTTTCGTCTTCCTCTTCGTCTTCCTTGGCGTTTTCATTTAAATTATTTTCTTCACATTCTAATTCGTGTTCGGTAAATGTTTTTTTATATTCGTTATGCATTTTTTCAAATAATTTTTCAATCTGATAATTTTCATTATCAATTTCATTAAATAACAAAGGTTTATTTACCCACAATTCAAATAATTTTAGTAATTCATCTTTTGATTTTATTTGTTTTTTCGGATATACTTTTTCAATTTTTTGATGGAGACTATCATTGCCTTCTATTTCTTCAAATCCGAACGCAAATAATAATATGTCTTTTAAAATAGATTTATATTGTTCTTTAGATTTATCTAAATCCATAAAATAATCGACAATGTTAGTTGCCAGTTTTTTATAAGATTTAATTGGAATCGGAAAATCTCCATGACTACTACTTGCTTCAATATCAAAACTCATTATTTTATAGGGTACTCTTGTTTCTTTGTTATTTAAAGGAGTTATATCTTTAAAATCAACCGTAAACTCATAATCACATATTGTTTTTTTTAATTGTTTGCTACGAATATTTTCACTTGTCAAAGGAATTGAAATCCAACCGGACGGACTAATTTCGTTGATATGAAAGAAACGTAATAACGGTGGGATATTTGATTCGTATATTTGTGTATACGTATTATTAAAAGGATATCCAATTTGATTTTTTGTTTTTAATAGACTATAACTAGTTTCAGTTTTTTTATACCATAGATTTTTTACTTTATTAAATATTTGCATATTCACAAATTCTAATTTAATAAATTTATGTTCTTTTCTATTATCAAACCCATATAATTTTCGTTTTTTTACAAACTTACAACTTATAATAGCGTCGTCTTTAATTTTACATTTACCCACAATATGTTTTAAAAATGCAGTTTTTACCGTATCATTCCATGTTTCATTTACTAAAATATAAAAGAACGGAGTATAATTCTCAGCAATTATAGAACATGTGTTTCCTTTTTCATTTATTCCAAACATTTGAATCGTAAATTTTGGACAAAAACTTTCGTATTCATCATCTTCTTCAAATAAGTCATTTTGGCTATCATATACATTAAAGTCAACTAATCGAAAATTATATTCGGTTTCCATTATTTTTACTATAATTTTATATTTAAATAATAATCAAATTCAATTTTTTATGATAAAATTATTTACAATTTTAAAAATCACCGTATACCACCAGTCAAAATCCATATCGCTTAAATAAGACTCATATTCATCGTATGCATCGTAGTCTTTTTAAAATATATTATTTATCTTAAAATGTTTTTAAATATTATGGATAAAGAAAAAGCAATTGTAGCCATTGCTGTTTTTACAGGTTCTATTTATGGCACTGTTAAATTTACGGAAGATTTAGTTAATAATTGTATTATTATTGATGTAAATATAAGCGGATTAAATCCGAACAGTTTACATGGGTTTCATGTTCACGAAGCAGGGGATTTAACTGATAAATGTACCAGTATGTGTGCACACTTTAATCCTTATAATAAAACACATGGTTGCCCGGGAATGCGAAATCGTCACGTAGGTGATTTAGGTAATTTACAAACAAACTCAAAGGGGGAAGCAAAATATCGATTTACTGATAATGTGATACAATTACGTAATATAAAAAAAAATATTATTGGAAGGGGGTTAATTATTCATGCAGATAAAGACGATTGTGGTAAAGGAAACAATATTGATAGTTTAAAAACTGGAAACGCTGGAAAAAGAATAGCATGTGCTGTAATAGGATATTCTAAAGATAATTTTAAATGTTAATTATCAGCAATCACGCCAACCTATTTTGATTCTTGAGTATTTTTATTAAAATTTATACGATAACTATTAATATAATTAATAAAGTCTAAATTCATATCATAACATATAATTAATAAAAATGCAATTATTAAGAAACAACCAAATCCTAAAAGAATAGCTCCAATTGTATTATAATAATTACGAAGTGTAATGTCAATACATGTGTTTGCATTATAAGGTGCCGTCCAAACTGTTCTTTTTGTGTATAAAACAGCATTTTCGACAATATTATTTGCGGAACCTTTAAAATAATAAGGAGTTAACCTTTGAACCGTACAAGTATTCGACGAATTATCTTTACGAAATATTTCATCAATATAATATCTTTGTGAACAAGAAGTTCCTTGTTTGTTACTACTACAACTGGTAACGGTATTAACCTTTACTGCAATAAGAGTACCTTCAAATACTCCTCCATATGAATTAGCGATAACTAAGTAATAAATACCTAATGACACAAAAACAGAAATAATTACAAATATCGAACTAAATATTTTTTTATCGTTGTAATTTGGCATTTTTTTAATTACATTTATTAATTGTTTATAAATGTAATTCAATTTTTTTCATAATACGAATAACTAAATAACACAAATATAATAAAACTTATAAATACATTAATTCCTTTAATATGTTTAACACTAAAAAACCTTTTAAAATAGAAAAGAGAATAAGAACTTATATAACTACCTAATATAATAGTAATTAATAATATAATACCCATAGTATAATTTATTTTATCGTTTTTGTAAAATTCGTAAACAGATGCAAATGTAAGAGGAAATAAATTAATAAATAAGGTGGTTCCGAGAATTGTTTTATAATCTGCGATTTTAAAAAAATCTGTGAATAATATTATAAAAGCATTTGGTGGTATACCAGTTAACCCCATCGTATATCCCGAAATTAACCCAATTATAGATTCAATTAAAAAAGTATACATATTATAATATCGTACTATTTTTTTTTAATGTCTTTCTTTTTTTATATCTTCGTGTTCTTTTTCCGCCAACCATATTTTTTGATTTACTTTTAATCCATTTCACAAAAGAGTCGATTGTTCTATCTTTTTGTTCGATCGAACTATCTTCATAATTTTCAACTATTTTACCGCCATTTGTAACAAATCGCATTGTAGGGAAACTATTCGGTTCAGTCAGCCCGTTCAACTTACTTGATAAAGTTTGGTCTATGTCAACTACGTAAATATTATCGCTATTAGGTATTGTAACGCTTTTTATTTTATTCCATTCTGGTCGGGTTGCATTACAAGGGCCACAACCTTCCATATAATACAATATAAATAACTTGTTTTTTTTATTAGCGATTATATTGTTTAACTTTTTTATATGTTTATGAAAGTTGGTCGGATTTATATGTATAAAAAACATTATATAAAATCAATAGAAAATAATAAATTATCCTTATTAAATATATAAATGTCTTCCATAAGTTTTTTATTTATTATTATATTTTTAATTGGATTATTTTTTTACGCAAAATATGCTAATCCTAAATATAATGAAGCTTTAACAAATAATAATATAAACACACAAAGATGCCCGAATCTCTTAATTCAAAAAGGATCAAGATTTTATTTATACAATTCAAAATTAGTACAAGTCCCAGGTGTAAACCCAATTGAATTTGACAATTTAGAAGATTATACCGAATTTTTAGATTGGCAAAAAAGTCAAGGAATTCGTTGTCCGGTATTATATTTACAGGAAAGTTATGACGCACAAGGAAATCGTGTTTATAAAGCAAGACCTAGTGTATCTGAACCACAAGCCGGATTACCACCTTCAATTGCTTCGTCAGTGGGTAGTATGCCTTTAGAGACACCATTAACTAACTCAAAATTAGCATATCCGAACCCTACACTTTTAGTAGATGCTACTCACGACGATCCACCTTATAATACAAATTCTTATCCCGCATATGACTCAACATCTTATTATATCGGAACAACAACCCCATTAGACGTAATGAATATAAAACAAGAAACAGCAGTGGTAAGTCCAGATCCAATGGACCCTAATTGGGGGGGAGCCGCTTATACGCAGTCCCTAGTAGATAATGGATACTATAAAGAAAACGAAGTTAAAGTATATGTACCTTAAGCGCTTTTATCGACAAATTTCATTATATTATTTAAAGCCCCTTTTGCTTGATTTAATTCAGATAATTTAGTAAATGCCTCCATAGGATTTGTTTTATCAATACTTAATGCTGTTTTTAACATCAAATTATTAACAAAATCGTCTAAATATAGGATTACATTTTCATAATGATTTCTGTATTTACTAATTAAAAACATATCTTGTAATTTTATTGTTTCTGCTTTAATAGCTGCACCATAAGATTCCGCATTTCCGGCTATACCATTAAGTTGCGCTGAAACCGAATTACCAGATGCATCTGTCATTCCTTCTCTCCAAGAACTTAAATTACTTAGATTTTTAAACAATAGATAACCTAAAAAAATTAGTGCTAAAAATATAAATAAATTCATTAATTCTTTATTCATTGTATATAGTATATTATTATTTTTTCATTAAATATTTAACAATATTTGTTATTGATGTTTTACTAATTTTACGTATTTGACCTTTAGAATTTTTATAACTAACATCATTTAGGCAATTTGTATCTATTTCTAATTCTTTAATCAATTGTAATATATTTGTAAATTTAGCAATAATTGCGGTAGATGCGACAGAACTAACTCCCGGTATTTGGCATAACATAATTTCATCAATGTTTTCTGTCGTAATATTATCCTTTTTACATTTTTTAACTAAATTTATATAATTTTTATCAGAATAATGTTCATTATCGACAAGTAATTTGGGTGTATTAATATAATAAGGGAGTTTTCCATTTAAGTTTTCTTTACTTAGTTTATAAGCCATATTGCAAATAATTATAGCGGTTTCGTCCATATGAAAACTTCTTAAAACTGAAAACCCTTTGTAAAAGAAGAGAGAAAACATGGCCGAATAAATTGTTTGTCTATCTTTTGTATAATTAGCTATTGTTCCTTCAATTAAATAAACTATATTATGGTTATGATGTTCTAATCCGTTCAATCTGTAAGATTGCTCTTCATATCTACCATCTTTAATACTACATAACAAATCATTAACTGATTTTCTCTCAATAACTATAATATCTTTTTCATTTAATTCATCAAAAATAATAACATCTCCGACTAAAAGTGTATCTGAAACTAATTGAATATCTTTTAAATTAGATTCTTTTTCAATAAGATCTTTAATTTTAAGCCAAAGGTCTTTTTCTCTTGTATCTATTTTAATTTGCATATTATTATTAGTTAAATTGTTTTTATATTAAAAATAATTTAATATAAATTGAGTGATAATGGTGGGAGTACATAAGTATTTTCTGGAGGGTCAGAATTTATTGCTTTTATATTTAGAACATTTAATTATATCTTAATTTTAACTGTGTTTAACTTTTAGTTAAACATTTATAATATTTTCTCTTATTATTTTATAATGACAAAGTTTTCAAGAACTTCTACAGGCAAATATTCTGTTGCAGGTAAAACATATGAAGCATTAATCGGCACTCGCGCGCAAGTTTGGCATGGTACTGCTTATAAAACAACTGGTGGTCTTACTCGTTCTGATATTATGAAAAATAAATCGGGAAGAATTGTTTCAAAAGCAAAACATAATTCCGCCAAACGAGAGAAACGTTTAGTAAAGGCCGGATATTTAACAAAAAAGGGGCATTTTGGATTTATTAAAAGCGGTAAAACAATGAAACATAAAGGCGGTAAAAAAAGACACCATAAAGGCGGAAACGGGATTAATTATGCGTTAAATCCAACCGCTTATGACGGGAGGGGCGTAGGTACCAGTGGGGTAGACGTACAATTTATTGCCGGAAATGCGGCAAGTTAATAAGAACCGTTTTTTATAACTAATATTTTTTATCGTAATATTATATGAGTATAAATTTACGATATATACCGACCAGTCTAACAAAAAAAGATAAGATTAAACAAAAAAATATGATTATTAAATCAAGAAAATTATATAAAAAAGGACAATTTTATACTAGGAAAAAAGTAACTTCATTTCAATCCAAAAAATCAAATCATATTAAGAATGCCGAACAAATATATCATATTAATAAAATAAAAGCTTCTAATGAATTAGCCAAGGCAACCGGGTGCACAAAAAAAGCACTTGCTAAAATAATAAACAAAGGTATGGGGGCGTATTATTCGTCTGGGTCGAGACCTAATCAGACAGCTCAGTCATGGGGAGTAGCAAGATTAGCGAGCGCTATTACAGCCGGAAAAGCGGCTGCTGTTGATTTTGATATTTTACAAAAAGGTTGTAAAAAGACTGGTAAGGCATTTAAGTTAGCCAAAAAAGCAAAACAAAAATATGGTAAAGGCACTAGACGTATTAAAAAAATTGATACGTATTTATTATAAAATAATAAAATTAAAATAGTAATAATAATGTCAATACCGGAAATTAAAAAATGCCAATTATGTAAATTTACTGGGTATTATTGTTATCATACATCAGATAATAATTTATATTGCCCTATATGTATCGAAAATATATCAGAAACATTTTATTCAGAAGAAAATTTTCATTACAACTATTGTAAAGAATGTAAAATAATTTTTAGATATAACGAATTAAATATACATCATCATTTGTATGACACAGGTAAATTATATTATGCAGAAATAATTGATAAATATACTTGTTTTAATAATGTATTTAATTTTTGTCCAAAATTCGAAGATTTTAATAAAGAAAGATGCAATGAGTTTATTAATTTATATAACAACAATATTATTAAAATAGAATGGATAAATAACATTTCTTTTAATGAATGTTGTGTGTGTTTCAATGAAACTTCTCATTATACCGAATGTTGCCATTCTGTTTGTACAGATTGTTTAAAACCATTGCAAAATTGTCCTATATGTAGACATAAATTAAAATATACTGTTTACCAAAATCAAATACTACTTGAAGATAATTATATTACTGATCTTATCTTAGATGGAGGTCCTGGTTCTTATCCTGAAGACGATGAAGAGAATTATACTGATCTTATCTTAGATGGAGGTCCTGGTTCTTATCCTGAAGACGAAGATGTTTATATCGTAAGTTTAACACAACATGGAAACCATTTAGATTTAGAAGAAATTATTGACGAAGAAGATATTAGTTCAGTAGTATCAATTGATTAAAATAATGCGTTAAATATTTAGGATACATAAGTATTTAAAGATTATAAATTAAAAACATATATAATGGAAAATTCTAAAACTTTTCTAAAAAATACAGTAGTTAATACAACCTCTCCTATTGGTGGAAACGTGTTAACTATAAAAACAGTACAAATATCCCCATTTAGAACATTAATTACTGCACTAAAAGATATTTTGATAGAGACTAATATTAGTTTTCAACCAGACGGTATTCGTATTATTAATATGGATAAATCTCATACTATTTTAGTTCATTTATATTTAGAAGCACAAAATTTTGAATTATTTGAATGTAAAAAAGAAAAAATTGTTATTGGAGTTAACATGTTTCATTTATTTCAATTAATTAATTCAATTGATAATGAAGATACTTTAACTATATATATAGAAAATTCTGATTATAAAGATGGTGTAGTTACTCATTTAGCACTAAAATTTGAGAATGGAGGTATCAAACAGTATAAAACACAAAAATTACGACTGATTGAACCAGATACCGAAGAATTACAATATCCTGAAGTTAAGTTTTCGTCTATCATAAATTTGCCCTCTTCTGATTTTCAAAAAATTATTCGTAATCTTACCGTTATCTCGGACAAATTAGAAATAAAATCTGTGGGTAGTGAATTAATTTTTAAATGTGCAGGACAGTTTGCTTCCGCAGAAATTCATCGTGCAGAAGCAGACGGTAGCATGAGTTACACATTAAAACAAGATAGTAGCAAAGTTATTCAAGGAGAGTTTTCTCTCAAAAATTTAGGTTATTTCATTAAATGTACTAATCTTTGTCCTCAAATTGAATTATATTTAGAAAATGATTTACCTTTAGTTGTTAAGTATGCAGTTGCTTCATTAGGTACTATTTCGTTGTGTTTATCAAACTCATCGCAAAACTAATTTAATTTAAAAAATTGATTTTATATTTTGCTATTTTTTTAAATATAAAATGAATATATTTATTTGTCTGGTAATAAATTTGTTACTATTGTCGGTATGTTGCACTACATTACTAACAAATAAACAATTAACTTTAATTTCAACTATATTACAACATAATAATACAACTCCTGATATGAAAATATCAATACAAAAAATATTATTTAAAAAATATTATACCTATGCATTTTATTGTACGAATAAATTTTATAAAAAAAACCCAAAACTTTTAATAAATATTAAAAAAAGAGAATTATTACAATATGCAATGCTCGGATTATTAAAAGCATGTCATAATTTTAATGGTAAATCGGACTTTTCGAAATATTTAAAAATTTATATAACTGGATATTTATATAAAGGAATTACAGATTGTAATCCCATTTGTTTAATACCGCATCGTTTAAGAATTAATAAAGAATGGAGAAATAATAATTTAAAATATTACTATAATTCAATTAAAGGACCTATTTATAGCGATGATGATTATTTATTTCAAATAGAAAAAAATAATTGTGCTAATTATGATGAATTAAAAGAAAATATTCGATATATCGTAAATAACGAAGACCCTTTTAGTAAAAGAATGTTTTATTTACGATATGATTTTGATACTTTTACCAAAAAGTATCCAATTAAAACTGTCGCTGAATTATCTTGTTGTTCCGAAGAATATGTAAGAATTAAACTAAACAATATATATAAAAAAATATATATAAAAAAATATATATAAAATTTTGAATTTAAATATATATATAAATGAATTGCGACAATAATATTAAATCAACTATCGTATCCGCATTTGTAAGTAACGTTAATTTTCGTGATGATAGAACGATTCAAAAATATTTTGATTTAGGTAAATTATTAATAGCGTGTGATGTCCCTAAAATAATTTTTTTAGATGAAGACATGTATCATTTTGTTGTACAAAATTTGGGAGAAGAAGTAATTAATAATAATAATACACGCATTTATAAAATCTTTAAAAAAAGTTCTTATTTATATAGATTTGAAAAATATCTGACTAATTTTCAATTAAATACGGATAATTCAAACAAAGATACCATCGAATTTATGTTTACAATGTGTAATAAAACCGAATGGATAAAAGAAGCCATTTTATTAAATGATTTTAATACGAGTAATTTCATTTGGGTCGATTTTGGGATACGTCATGTATTTAATTGTAGTGACGAAGAATTTATTACTAAAACAAATGAATTAAAGTATAAAGAATATGATAATGTAAGAATTTCTTCTATTTGGTGGAAATTAGAAGATTATCGTTATAATGAAGATGATATTTATAATAAGATTATGTGGTTTTTTGCGGGAGGTGTTTTTGGTGGACATAAAAATGCGTTACTTGCGTTTTCTGAGAGAATGAAAGAAAAGTGTATTGAAATTATGATAACAAAAGGTAGTATTATGTGGGAAGTAAATATATGGTATCTTATATATAAGGAATACAATGAATTATTTTTTCGTTATTGGTGTAGTAATCATAACGAAACAATTATTGACCATTATTAATTATTTTCACAATAAATTAACAAGTTTTCAATATAATCTTTATCATATATACCAATCGTCGAAGTTCTATCCATCGTACTATATGTCATAATAATACGATTATCTTCAACCACTATTCCTAGACAATATTCAATACAATTATCACTGAATTTAATAGGCGCACTATGACGAAGTAAATTCATATCTTCATCAAATACAACGATTATGTGATAATAATGACGTGGTGTTTCATATGATACAATATGAACCACAAACCATATTTCGTAATTGGCTTCAAAATTTATTTTAATATTATTTGTATCTAAATTTGTATTTTTAATATATTTAAAACCACACGTGGACCCTCTTGCATTTGAAAAGATTTTTGGCATCCTTTTTTTTTCAACTGATATTAATTCGTCCGTTTTTTCATTAATTTTACAAATATGTAATGGATTCCACCCGTAAATAACATGTAATTCTCCGGTATCATTTAAAGGGACATATACCCAATTTTTTTCACATTCAGTTGACTGAAAGGTTTGTGTTAATTCAGACGCTTTTAAAATTACTTCGGTAAATGGGTTGTATTCACCTGTTACAACACCTATTTTATCATTATTGTGGTAACCAGTACCAATATATTTGAGAGATTTATTATATTCATCATAAATAATTCGTACATCTTCGATGCCTACATATCTACGGTTTACATAATTTAATTTAAATATTTTACTTGATAATACATTAAATTCTTTGTCTAATTCAATAAATTTATTTACTGTTATTATATGATTATCACAATTTAAATAATTTCCGCATGTATCTATAAAATAATTTACATATCGCATATTCATAAAATAAGTATTTTTATTTGGATCTGGATTTTTTATTATACAACAAGACGATGAATTAAATGTTGTTAATTCATTATTTACTTGCACTATTATATTACTTGTCAAATCTACTTTATTTATTGGTTTTAAAATATATTTGTAAAATTTTAAATTACTTAATAAATTTGTGATTTCATTATAATCTTTTGAATTGTTTAATACTTTTACTACTTCATCATTTATATTTGTTATTCCGACATAACCCGAAAATATTGTATATTCGTAATATAATTTGTCCGTATATACATCGTTATAAATAAATAAATAGTCATCTCTGTTTAAATTTTTATCCAATATTTTTTTACATACATTATAATATATTTCACATAATTTTTGCTTCCCAATTATTCTATAATATTTAATTATTTCATACAATGCCTCTAAACGTTCCGGTAAACGTTCGTATCCTTCTAACCAATAATATATTGCATCAGGCATTTTGTTCATTCTTTGATATGTTAATCCGATTCTATAATAACTAAACCATACTTCTTGTATCCAGCCACCTAATTCAATTCGTTTTAAATAAGTTGCAATCGCTTCCTCATTTTTACCGCAATCATAATAACTATTAGCCAAATAAAAATAACTTCTTATATTTGTAGGATTAATAGCAATATCTTCGGTCAATAAACGAATATCTCTTTCAAATTTATCGGTTTTAGCTCCACCATCTCCTATGTCATGGATAAACAATATATTTTTTGTAATATCGCAAGAACGATTGTTCGGAGGAACATCAATATATTCATGCGTTACTCCGTTATATGAATATAATCCATTATTACGCACAATTCTCATATTCTTATAAAAATAAGAATCATTCCCTTGATTTAAAAAATAACTGTCATAATCAGACAAACTATTTTTATTAAAGTTATTTATTTTTAATATCATATCTGCATCTAATAATAATATATAGTCTGACATACCCAAACACGCTTTTAAGGCAACATTTCTATTATGAGAAAAATTTTTAAACGGCTCAGTAATTATTTTTCCCGGTATTTTATGATTTAAAAAATACTCTTTAATAATATCAACTGTATTGTCTGACGAACCAGTATCACATATACAATAACAATCAATAATCGGTAAAACAGAATCAAACAATCTTGTAATTATTTTACTCTCATTTTTTACAATCATATTTAAACATAAAATTGGGGTATTTATTTTGTTTTTTAAGTCAAATATTGTACAACCTTGAGTATCATCACTTATTACCAGTTCCATTTGTAAAATACTTATAAAAGTTTTTAAATAGTTATTTTTATTAATTAAATTAATAAAAATAATATTATATAATAATATATTTCATGGCATTTACACGATTTAAATATGACGAATGTAGAACAAAAAAAGAATTACAACAGGCAACCGGACCTGGTAGATGGATTTTAAATGTGCCTGGGAATGGTGATAAACCTTGTTATATTGAAGACCCGCAAATTATAATTCAGAAATGGGGAGCAAATTTAAGAACAAATAATATTAATTTAGAAAGTGAATTACGTGGTATTGATCGCCCATTAACAAGAGATTGTATAAATTTAAATAACTACAAAAGTTATCAAGTTAAAAATGATGCTATTAAATATCCTGTATGTAATACTTTATACACAGAACAAAGTCGTGCCACAAATCCTGCTTGGTGGTATCGTGATTTAGAACAAACAGATTGGGGATATCCGCCATTAAATCCACAAGAAAATACATGTTTACCTTTTAATAATAATTTAAATACACGAATGTTAGAAAAAGACTATTTTGCAGCAAAAAGAGACTGTATTATTATCGACTCAAACTATACAAATAATTTACCGACTAATTTTAATTTAACAAAAGGTGGATATAGCGGCGGACCTATTACATGTCAGCAAACTCACTCTTGTATGACGATTAAATAGTTTTAGAAATGAAATATACTGTATTTAAAAAAAAATTGAAATTCTTTTTAACTTTTTTAAATATAACAATCTATTAAAATTACCAATTATTAAAAATGAACCAAAAAACATCACCTTGTTGCTCATTTTGCCGCGAAAGCGGTCATAAAATAAATAAATGTGTTCATAATGCATTTCGTCAAATGAATCGCAATTTTCGTAATATTTCATACAACTTTTATATAACTCATGATTTTCCGTTTGTAGCATTCTTTCGTTATTTAAAAAGCATCGCTACTCTTAATTCGAGTGTTTTTGGCCCAACCTTTAAACAATTTCTAATGAATAGAGGATGTGCTTTTGTAAATATAACTTTACGTAGACTACGTGAAATATTTCCAAATATATATTTTAAAAATATGTTTGAGTATTATGTTCATGCAATTGTAAAGTATTATTTAATGCCCGAACAAAATTGGAACGATTATTTTCAAGAATATCTCTTACAAAAAAATTTATTTAACACGTTATTATTTACAAGTATTTTCGCAATTCCAATAATTGAAAAACCGGTATTAAGAATAATTTACGCAATTGATGAAGATGATGAAGAAAATGACGATCACAAAACGGAAATTAAATGTTGTGATATTTGCTTTGATAACAAGCCTAAACAAATGTTTATATCATTTAACTGTAAACATGAGTTATGTAAAGACTGTTGTAAAAAAGTTATTCAAAAGGTTGATACATGCAAATGTCATTTATGTAGAACCCCAATTAAAGATTTAGTTGTTTATAGTAAAGACGTTGAAGAGGAGTTAGTAGTTTAAATTATTGTAATTCTTTTTAAATTATAAAAAAAATTGAATTATTTTTATGATAGTTTATCATTTGTAAAATTAACAAATACCATGTCAAATCAAACAAATACATATTGTATTACAGATAAAATCAGAAATGCATTTTTATTTTGTGATTATTGTATGTCAAATACACACAAATTAAAAAATTGCGATTGTGAAAATTTTATTGATTTAGAAAAATTATGCAACTATATGAGGCATATTTTAAATTTAAATTATGAAAACTTTAAAACTTGGTTATTAAATTATTATTATGAACAAAAACAAGAAAAACTACTATATTATTTTGCATTAGCAAAATGTAATTTAAATAATAGGATAAATAAGACAAATTATTTAAAAATTATTGAAAAAATTGCAAATGCGTTTTATAATAAAACAGATACTTTATTACCTGATTTTATAGCTTTTGATTATAAAAAAACTTCTATAAAAATTGATTTATTGCCAATTATAAAAAATGATTATTATGAATGTCCAATATGTTTACAAAATATTCAAAATATTCATATGGTTAAGTTAGGATGTAATCATAACTTTTGTAATTCATGTATCTATAAATATTTAGACAGGAAAATAGAAATTTGTGTATGTCCTTTATGTAGATCTCAAATAAAATATGGCACATTAATTAGTTAATGGTGTTTCTTCTGTTATAAATTCAGTATTATTTAATTCTTGACGAAGGCTGTCGTCAGCTTGAATATTTATTTTTTTTGCTAAATTAATTTTGGTGTTTAGTTTTTGTAATAAATGTAAACCAAAATAAGGAGTTATAGCTAAATTATTCATATATGTACGGTAACTAAAATATGATATAGATGTATCTTTTTTAAATTGAATTGTATACCACCAATTTGCAGGTATAAATAATGTTTTTCCTGGTGTTAACGTAAATTCTAAAAATTTTATTTTATCATAGTCAGATAAAAATTGACTTTGAGGTTTCCACGGATTAATAGGTGACCTAAATTCAAAATTATCATAATCATATATCGGATGTAAATATCGGGTACTATTTGGTGGAGTCATTTTTACTTGTGCTGTGCCCTGTGTTAATACTAAATAAGTCCTATAATTAATACCATATCGTAAAGGAGTACATGTGTTTTCACTTCCAAACCAGATATCATACATTATATTTGATACCATATAAGGTCTTAAAAATTCATCATTAGATTGAAAATCTTTATAAACCGACGTATCATTAAGAAAATCTTGGTTATTTTCACTATAATATAAGGATGTTTTGTCTTGTTTAAATAACTTAACGGCATTTTTTAATTCAAGAAGTAAATATGTCTCTTCTTCTACAATATTTCTGATTTTTACTTCAAATGATCTATAATTATTTAAAATGAAATTTAAATTTGTATTATATATAATAGTTTGATTATCGAATGAAAACAAAACTGGTTGACGCACATCACATACTTCCTCTAATTTTTCTTTAGATGGGTATTCTAATTCGTATATTTCTAAATCATCACTTGTTTTAAGATGAAATTGAATATGTAAGTAAATAAATAAAACTAAAAAAAATATAATAAATCCAAGTATTACTTTTATTAACATACATAAAAACAACACAAATTTTTATATTCTACAACGAAACAATAATTAATCGTCAGTTTTATTTGCAATATAAAACACAAAATTAGAATTTTCTCCTAAATCATAATAAATTTTCATCGGGAATGAATCAGTTATAGATAATTTTATATTATTTGATAATTTATTTGTTAAACACGATTTTACATATTGTATGCTATACTTTAAATTTATCGTATAGTCTTCTAAAATAGCGTATTCTATTATACTATCTGAATCTATTTTTGCAGTAAATGTACCTCCAGCAATACTTTCTGTCGCTAACGTTATTGTGTCACCATCAACAATAATACTTATATCACTTACGTCCTCACTAAACGAACTCATTTGACTAACAATATCAACTAATTTTTTAGCCGTAATTGTAAAATCCGCATTATAATCATTATCAGGAATCAATAACTCTTCATAATTAATTATCTCATTTAAAGGTATTTCAAAAAATTTATTAAAATCACTTTTATTTCCTTTTTCTGTAGAATTAACTAAATCTACGTAAAACACGTCCGCAGAATTTTGATTTAAATGTAAAATAATATCATGTTCATTTTTAGTAGATAAAACTTTAAAAAATAATGCAGTGTTTAAACAAATATTATAATGTTTATCAACCTCATACGTCGTAAACCAACTTCTACTTATGTCTATATCAAATAAATAAACATGGGATATATCACAACCTTGCATATGTAATTTATCCTTACTAAAAAGTAAATTCACAAGTGTAGAAGTATTTTTAATTGTCTGAAATATTGATACAAATATATCTTTTTTATTTTTATCAGTGATTGTTACACGCATTTTTCTGTTTTAACTTAAAATAATTGATTTTTATTTAAATCATTTTTTTTAATAACAGGATAATTGATAATATCCGGCATATAATTTCCGAATAATATTTCACAATCGCTTGGTAAATCTAAATCAAATAGTCCGGAACACGCAAATAACCAAACCGGTGTATTTATTTCTATAACCATTAATTTATTTTGGTAATATGTAAAATCTATACAATAACTATCATATTCTGTATAAAACGTAATTTTATTTATCAACGTTTCTATTTCTTTCAAATTAAAATCTCCTTCGCTAGAAATTGCTCTTAAAGTTTTATTGTGTATAAAACATCTAAACTCTATACCATTTAATATTAAATATTCTCTTATAATAACTTTCATATCTTTTGTAAAATAAGCGTTTGTTCGTGCGGATGTTTCAAAATCACATACAATTTCACGTGAATTTTTATATGGTACTAATGGTTTTGTTGATAACGTATCTAATCTTGCAAAACACTGTTTTTCCGGTAATTTATTTATAATCATATCAATTTTCCCGTTAAATAAATCTTCATAATCACAAATATATGATTTTGGCGTATATGCTATATTTTTCACAATATCGTACCATTCTGAAAAATAATATTCGGTTGCTAAATAATTTGGATCTTCATCTGTAAAACAAGATGTAATATTATTCTCAAACCCACACTTATTCATATTTTTTATACAATAAATAAAATCATAAAAAATCATTTTTATATATAAAATCAATAGGAATGAAAAAATTACGATTCATTAATATTTTAAAGATAAGATATCAAGTACTCTTCTAAATATTTATTTCATTTTCCACTAAATTTTTTAAGTTTATACCAGAGATTTCATTTGTGACTAAATCTATATCTGGTTGTTCGTTAAAACTTGCATCAATATCCTCTAAACTAGTAATATTTTCTACATTAGGTAATATTTCTTCGGGTTCCGTGAAATTTATTGTTTTTTCTATTTCAGCAATAGCAAATTCGAAATCACCGAATTTATCTGTAGTATCCTTAACAAAATAATCGTAACGATTTACAAATGACTTAAAATTATCTCCGATTTCGGTAACTATTCTATTAAGTTTAAATATTTCTCCCTCGTGTTTGGTTATTACTGTTTTATTTCTATTTATCTCATCATTTATATTTTTAAATGCAACTTCTTGTTTATCATTTATTTCATTAATTTGATTTGATATTTCTGACGATAACGATTGTGGTTCTTTTCTTTCAAGTGCCTCAATACGATTTAACAGTCCCGTTAAAACCGTATTATCAATCTGAGAAGTATTAACTGTTTCTTCTTTCATATTTTCTTCATTTTCTAAATCAATCATAAATTTCTCTACACGACCTAATCGTAAAGTAATTAATCCAATTGCGTCCGCCATAGATAACTTGGTAAAAGGTAAACTAGGTTGTGCCTGAAGAGATTGTTCGTATTGTGGTCCGCCATATTGTGGCCCGCCATATTGTGGCACACCATATTGTGGCACACCATATTGTGGTTGTTGAATAAATTGATTTGGTTGAGGTCTCTGATTCGGTTGCCTTTGATTTTGTGGAGGACCACGAGGTGGTAATCTTGGTCCATTAAAAGATGAGGCTGAATTAATGGAAGTATTCGGCCTAGTTCCTGGACGATTACCGCTTACTGGGGGTGGATTATTGTCTCCCGCTCTTTTTGCTCTGGCTTGAGCTATTGCTCTTGAACTACTATTCATATAATAATAAATGACAACATTTTCTTTTATTATTATATACGCACCATAGTTGGATCCAGGGTTTTTACTTAATGTATTTATTAGGCAATCATTTTCATTTTAATAGTTTCATGACAGACATAATTATTAATAATAAAGTCGTCTACGCTATAATCATCTATATACGTTGGATTTTTAGTTATTTCTAAAGTCGGAAATTCGTAAGGCTCCCTCTCAAATATTTTTTTTATATCTTCTATATGTTCTTCATAAATATGACAATTTCCCATAAACATTATTAGTTCATAAGATTCTAAATTACAGTGTTTTGCCAATATATGTGTCAGAAATGCATAAGAAGCTATATTAAAAGGAGTTCCTAATGCTAAATCTTGAGATCTTGCATACATTGCACAACTTAGTTTATTTTCGTCGTGTACATTAAATTGACATAATACGTGACAAGGGGGTAAAGCCATTTTATCTAATTGTTTTGGATTCCAAGCTGTCATTATTAGTCTTCTACTTTTTCTCTCTTGTGGATCTTTTAAACAATTTTTTATTATTTGTAACTGATCAATACCATATTCATCTATAGTTTCTTCGGGTTCACCTGTTTGTGAATTATATGGTGCGTCAAAAGATCTCCATTGTCTTCCATAAATAGGACCTAATAAACCTTCGCGATAATGTCTTAACCCTCTTAAATCTAAAAATTCGCGGGTAGAATTTTTGTCCCAAATATGGACACCTTCTTTCTGTAACAATTTATTATCTGTTTCTCCGCGAATAAACCATAATAACTCCTTTAAACACGTTTTCCATGCTGTTTTTTTTGTAGTTATTATTGGCATTTGTAATTCACCTTTGCTATTTTTTAATTTAAAACGCATATTTGCACCAAATATACTTTTAGTTTTACCATTTCTTCCTATTTCCCATACACCATTATTTATGACATTTTCAATTAAATGAATGTATTGATACTCTTCATGTGAATATTTAAGAATATTAGTAAATATATTATCAGATACTTTAGATATATTTTCTTCTTTTTCAAAGTTTTTATGGTCTAAGGGTAAAGCCCGAAAACTTTGGTCTACGACTTTAGACATATTTTTATTATTATTATCTTTTTAAACACTTTTTAGATTAATCTATTTTCTAATTTTTATTTCTTTTTATAATTATTATATATAAGAAATGGATAATTCAAATAGTTCAAAAAATTTTTTTAAACATGTTTTTAATTTTAACGATGATTCTAAATCGGATATATTAAATATAATACAATATTCGTTAATAGCAATTATACCTATTATTATTTTAAACAAATCCTTATCTAAATATATCCCAGAAGTGGATGGAAAAAAAGCCAGTTTAGAAATATCTATTGAAATAATTATTCAAATACTTGTTATGTTTTTAGGTCTATTAATTATTCATCGAATAATTACCTTTATTCCGACATTTAGTGGAACGATTTATCCTGAGTTTCATATAATATATATTATTTTAGCTGTATTAATGATTATAATGAGTCTACAAACTAAATTAGGAGAGAAGGTTAATATTCTTGTAGAACGTGTTATGGATTTTTGGAATGGCAAAGAAGAAACTACAACTAAAAAAACTAATATTAAAATTAGTCAGCCTATTTCAGGACAAATTACTGGGTCGCAAATGAACAATATTAATAATTCTGCGTTAAAACAGTCATTGTATACAGATACTACACCTATTAGTTCTTTACCAACAAATAATAGTGATTATAATAACACTACTGTTCAACAGCCTTTACCAGACTATAATAAAATGTACCAACAGACGACTACTCCATTAATTAATGCTGATACACCAGGTGATAATTATGTACAAGAACCTATGGCAGCGAATTCTGTTTTAGGCAGCGGTACTGGATTTGGTAGTTGGTAAAAAGTATCGATAATATTTTTATATATTGTTTATATCCTTATATAAAAATACATTAATAATATAAATATGGATAAAAATATATTATTAAAAGCATTGGATGATGACCGAAACGATAATTTACTTGATTTTAATTCACATAAATTAAAGGAAATGACATTAAATATACTAAAAGAATTACAGTTACCTAAAAAAAAAACCTTAGAAATATATAAAAAATTAAAAGATTATAGATATGTAACAGATATTAAAGATTTAAAATATGGCACTTTTTTGCGTTGGATACCTATTGAAGATCCAGAAAATATATATTTAAGTAAAGGAGCTGCTATTTTTTGTGAAATAAATATTAATGAAAAAGGAGTATTTTGTGTTTGTAAAAATATCGGATATGGTGCAAGACATTTTCAATTAAATATGGGCAAAAATCTTTTATTTCAAAAATTAACTGACCAAGAGCTTGTTTTATTGGCTGCGTTAGATTATTTATACGACAAATAAGTTTTTAATTTATCCTTGATAGAGTGTAAATAATTTTTTATAATAGATAAATAATTTGCTAAAACACTTGTCGTTAATATAAATACACCAGCCGTAAATGTTATTTTTCTATCTAAATTTGTAAATTCATAATATGATCTTAATGGATTAAAACGCAAAATTAAAAACAAACAAATATATATTCTAACATAAAAATCAATCTGTGACAATAAAAATTCCGCTCTTGTTGATAATCCTAAAAAGGAAATGATTACTAAAATATAACTTACAATTACAAATATATCAAATGCTCTTTCTTGAATTTTAGTTAAATCTTTTAAAAATGCCATTTATACATAAATAATAAATAAAATTGAATATTTTTTAAAATTTATTTAATTTGTATAAATAAATTAAATATTCAAAAATGAATGTTATTAAAATAAACGATCCGGTATTTAAAAACAATATGGCGTCGTTTGATTATGATTGGACCTTGGTTAGTACAAAAAAAGGAAACACATTTCCCACTGATATTGACGATTGGGAATGGTTATATACGAATATTCCAGATACGTTAACCGATTTACATAAAAAAGGATTTATGATTGTTATATTTACTAATCAATCTAAATCCTGGAAACAAACACAAATTGTTAATGTTATGGAAAAACTAAATATACCGCTATATATTGTTATTGCTACTTCCGCATTATATTATAAACCTAATAAATTGCTATTCGACTTATTTGACAGTGACAAAAAAATTAATAAAAATACTTCATTTTATATTGGAGATGCTCTAGGTAGAAAAATAGATTTTTCTGACTCGGATAAAATGTTTGCAATAAATATTGGACTACCCTTCTTCTCTCCAGAAGAATTCTTCCAAATTAATAATAATCATACTTTTAATTATCCTATAATACCTTTATCTATATCTCAACCAGAGATAATAATAATGATGGGATTTCCTGGTTCCGGAAAAACTACGCTCGCTAAACACATATCCAATAATAATTCAAATTACGTAATTTTAGAAAGAGATATATATAAAACTGTTCCAAAAATGCTAAAATACGCAAAAACTCAAATAAATATAAACAAATCAGTCATATTTGATGCTACAAATAGTTCAATAAAAAACAGAAAAATATTTATTGATTTTGCCACACAAAACAAATTACCGGTTAAATGCATCCATGTAAATACTTCTCTTCTAAAATCACTAAAAAGAAATAGGTTACGAGAAGAAGAAAAACAAGTACCTCAAATTGCTTATTCGGTTTATTCAAAATATTATGAAACGCCTAACGAGTCTGAGGGGTTTGAATTAATTACTGCATCCACTTTATCCGATATGTTTTTATGATAAATTTCACCTAACGTTCTTGCACTAGGATCTGTTACATTTTCCACATATTTCGGCATCCAATAATAAGGTAATATATGACTACAATTTGGATAATATTTTTCAAATAACATTTTATAATAATATTTTTCTGTATCAATACTAGGTTGCCATCTATTCTCACTTTTATCTTCCTTATTTAATTCTTCTGCAATTAATTCTTGTAATATTTGATAAAGAGAACGACTTTTAGATGTAACACCGTCACTAAAAGCTTCTTTTTTACGCCATAATATTTCTTGCGGTATTATATCTGGGTTATATATCATAATACTTTTTCTTAATAAATATTTTTCACACATCATATTAACATTATGATTTTTTAATTTAATAGGTAATGACAATACATAATTTACAAAAGTTTTATCTAAAAAGGGCGTTCTTGGTTCTAATCCATGAGACGAAATACACTTATCCGAACGTAATACGTCAAACAAATGAATATCTTTTAACAGTCGTCTTGTCTCTTTATCAAATTCTATACTATTAGAACATTTATTCATATAAAGATAGCCACCAAATAACTCGTCCGAACCATCTCCGTTAAATACGACCTTATTTTCGGAATGTGACGCAATATATTTTCCTAACAAATAATTTCCAATACTTGCTCGGACTGTTGTCGTATCATAACTTTCGATTGCTTTAATTACCTCCGGAATTGCACGAAACATTTCTTCTTCAGTTACAAGAATTTCGTGATGATTTGTTTTTAAATAATCTGCGACAATACGGGCATATTTTAAATCTTCTGAACCCGATAATCCGATGCTATAAGTATCCACTTTTTTTAAATTATTGATCCAACAATATTTTGTTACATATCCCGTAATAAGACTACTATCTAATCCGCCAGATAATAAACACGCAACCGGTCGTTCTGTATTTTCACATCTTTTATAAACTGCTTCTCTTAAAAATTTATTTAATGTCTTATAAATATTATATGTATTATTAGAATAAACTATGTTTGGAAAAGATGGAATAATATATTTAATATTTTCTTGATAAGGTTCCCATATTGAATGGACCATATATCCATAATTAAATATACTATAAGTACCTGGTGTAAATTGATATAATGTATAATTAATATTGTCTGGATTTTCTGACCTAATAAGTTCATTATAAATATTCGATAAACATTTTAATTCAGAAGCAAATCCAATTATGTTCGAACAATGTGTTTCATACTTTTTATATTTTAAAATATAAAGAGGTCTAACACCATATGGATCACGAGCTACATATACTTTACTGTTTAAATCATAATTATTTATACGATTATCATATAGGACAAACGCAAATACTCCGTCTAACATATTTAAAGTTTGTTCTATTCCATATTTTAAATATAGATGAATAATTACCTCACAATCTGACCCGGTATTCGGGTTGACATCCATTAATTCATATAATTTTTTGTAATTATATATCTCACCGTTACAAATTAATATTATATCATTAAATACTAGCGGTTGATTTGATTCTTCATTTAAACCATTAATTGCTAAACGATGAAACCCTATATCCATTTTCATATATTTTTTAATGAATTTAGAACTTTCAGGACCTCTAGCTTGACCTTTCATAAATTCAGTATAATTATCAATATTATTTATTTTATGATTATTATTTAATATACAAAATATTCCACACATTTTATTACTTTATTTATGATATAATCTTTAAATATGTTTTTCATTTTTTTTATATTTTATTATAGTAATGAATAGCCTACCGATTTTTTCTAAAGAGGACCCATGTGTATCTAAAATACACGAACAAACTAATACGCGTATTTATAACAGAAATTTACCGTCACATATTTTACAACCATATTTAGATGTTAGACCTGTTATGACCAAATACTCTTATTTTCCTATCGTAGACCCCAGAGCACAACCAACAGTACCACTTAATATACAACCTACGTTTAATGTACATAAAACATTTAATCCAGGAAACACATTCTCTCCTTGGTCTGGTTATGCCTCTAATATTAATACAGAATCTGAGCTTAAAAACCAAATATATGCACTACAAAAATGCAGTCAATCTGTATATGTTCCAAGCAGTAAAAGTGATTTGTATGAATATAAATTTCAGCCAAAAAATGGGTTTAATTCTGATTTGGCAAAGCAAGATGACTTTTTAGGTACACATAGTCTATTATTTGAAACTTATAAATTTTGCGATTTTAATCCGAATCCTAATCCGAAAATAGTTGGTTCCGGAATATTTTTAAATTCAACACGCAGCCAAATTAAAGATATGACAAACCACAATAATTGACTTTTTTAAAAAAAAACAAGATTCTGTCAAACATTATTATCTAAAGAAATAATATGAAGACCTATAAAAGAAATATATATAGCGGCAAAAAACATACATATAGTAAAAAACGAAATATTTTAAAAAAAGTAAATTGTAGTCCTAAACCTAAAAATCAAATTAACGAATTTAGTTGTTATACCAACGAAATATTGCATAAAATGCGAGATTTATGGAACGCAAGACATCCAGACTCTAAAATTCATACTAATTCACCTAGAGAGATACATAATTATCTTGCTAATAAATTAAGTAGTGTTTGTAATAAAGAATCATGTTGGATGAAACAAAAGATGGAATTTGGTAAAATCAAAGACGATATGAAGGATTCTTTTGCACCTGAATCTCCACAGGAATGGAAAAAAAATCCGAATGAATGGTTATCAAGCATTGAAATAATGGATGTTATGAAACAATATGAAAAAGCATACAAATGTTTCGAATTTATTGGACCTTCTCCTATTGATTTTGACACGAAAATGTTATATGGAGAATGTGTTTGGGAAGAATTATGTCATTTTAGTCTTAAAAATCAAATCAAAAATGGCAAAACAAAAATAGGAATTATTTTTAATACTGATCCGCACAATAAACCCGGACAACATTGGATATCTATGTTTATTAATATTAAAAAACAAAAAATTTTCTTTTTTGATAGTACGGGAGATAAACCGGCAAAAGAAATTATGGTTTTAGTCAACAGAATTAAAAAAGAAGGCGAAGACATGAACCCAAAAATTCGTTTTTCATTTGACAGTAATGAAGGGGTTGAACATCAATACGGAAATACGGAATGTGGGGTTTATTCTCTTTTTTTCATAGTACATATGTTAGAAGATAAATTAACCGCACATTATTTAAAAACACACATTTTAAAGGATAAATATATAGAAAAGTTTAGAAAAATCTACTTTAACGAATCATTAATTTAGTAAAAACCAATATAAAAGGATTTTATTTAATATATTTATTATGGCTTTATTTCTATCAAATGATAATGTAAAACTAATGTGGGATATTATTATTGAACACGATGATTTTATTTTATTATCTCCATCAAATAAACATAAAACATTTAATATATATCATACTAATCTTAAACCTTTTTATAAAGAGGAAAAAAAACTTTCAACCGATTTGTTAACTTTAAATAAAAAATACATACAGTTTATTATTAATAATTTACCTAAATCGGAAATTAACGAAGCAATTACAAATAAAGAAATACAAAATGAAAAATTATATAAATTTGATAATGATTTAAATAAAATCACTATTGATTTTGAAAATACCATTAAACCAAAAATTCCCACTAAACCAGACTTTCAAGATAAAAAAATAGATACACCAATTACTGAAATGGAGCAGAAACTTAAAGAAATTACTGCGCAAAGAAATTACGATATTCAGTATATTAATGAAACAAATCCAAATTCGGTTAAAGCTACGCTACCTTCGGTTAAAGCTACGCTACCTTCGGTTAATGATTGGTTAAAACCAGTAGAAACGTCTGTTAAAAGCAGTAATAATATAAAATCAAATTTTAGTAATACTAACAGTAATACTAAATTGAAGTACCTAAATTTAGAGCAAAATGATTTCCCTTCTTTAATTAAAGAAAATAGTGTATCATTTTCCGACGTTACAAATAATTTATCTAGGGAATCCAACAACAGTATTTTAAAAAAATTAAAAAAAATAGATACTACTACGGAAACTAAAAAACACGCAGAACACTCTGTGACCTTGGAAAATGATAGAATTTATAAAATTGAAGAAAATATTAAACAACTTTCTGATAAAATTGAAATGATACTTTCAAGTCTTAACAACAAAACACCATAATGAAATTATTATTAATATTTAAATTAATATTACTTTTAAATATTATTGTTACTTTTTATACAAATATTGTGTTTATATCAAATTTTCATTGTATACGACGAAACATAATTAAAAACTCTTTTAACCTAAAAAAATTTAAAACTGATATGGACAATTTTGTTTGTCATACTAAAAATAAAATTATGACAAAATGCCAAGAATTAACTGAAAATCCTAACCCATTGTTGTTAATTTTATTTATCTTATTTTAAAAATATTTATATTCGAGTAAATACCAAATCACCTTTTTTTGTTTTTTCCAATGTTGCTATTTGTAATGGATTGATCGATGGGTCTGCTAACGCCGCATTATAACTTGCATAATCATAAATATAACCAAAATTTTTATTTATTTCACGGTAAACATATTTTACGTCTCCTAATATCATCTCTCTACCTACCCATTCTATTTTTGTCTTATTTGCTTGTACGATTGTATCTCCTTGTTGTTGCGCATAATCAGGTACATAAGAAAAAGTTGAATTATTTACATCCCCAAAATTAAAACATTTGCCATTTGAATATAAATTACAATCAAAAGCGGATTCTTTTATTGCTTCAGTTAATTGTCCGGTTAAATTAGCCTTAATTTGGGATATTTCATAAAGATATTGATCACTTGTAAACGGTACTTTTGGGGCACCACCTATTCCCTTACTTAAATCTTTTCTTTTAAGTTCTACTGACATATTTAATTGTTCGGGCGTAAATTGCATTAGATATACAAATACATTAACAGTTTGCAAATCTACCGGCAAATCTTTGTGACTACAAATACGTCTTGCTCTTCCAATAACTTGTTCTAAACGAACTGGGTGCCAATAAGGTTCCATAATATGTACGTAACGTGTATTTCTTAAATTTATTCCTTCTGAACCAGACGATGTAATCATTAATACTTTTATTACTTCACCCATATTATTATTTGTATATTTTTGTTTTAATACATTACTTATTGAATCAGGTATTTGAGACCATTCGCCATTATAAATATGTCTTATTATTTCTTTTTCTTCACTTGTTTCTGTTCCCGTATATAAAGCATAAGTAGGTTTTCCCAAATCTTCTTCTTTCATATCTATTTCCCAACTACCCGACGCGGATTTTTTTATTTTAAATCGAGAGAATCCATTCTTGTTTAACACCCAACTAAATATACCAATTCCTTCGGCTGTTCTAAATTGACTATAAACTAAATGTAAACCCACATTAGCTTCGTCTGTAATATTTTCGAGTATGTGTAAAAATTTTGGGCTATATGTAATTAAACCCTCTTTTGAGAGAAATTCATTTGAATTATCTTCTAAATATTTTAACGCACTTTCTAGTCGTGTCTGATAATCTATACCGCCAATTTCGTTTAATATTTCGTCTCCTTCTATTTCTCCTTCTTGTTCTTCACTTATATCTTGTTTTGATTCAACTTTTTCTGCTTCTTTTAATAATGTTTTAATTTTTGTATCTTCTTGTTTATCATCACTGATTTTCCTTTCTGGATAAGGCCTGTCTGGCATTACATAATTACAGAATAAACGAGAGAAAAGACGGTATGTGGATGATGCATCTTTAAATACTCCTTCGTCTACACCCGATTTTTTATTAGGTTTCTCTATTTTTCTCTCTTCTATTCTTGCCGTCTCATATATTTTAAATTGATAATCACTCATAGGGATACTTATAACAAAATAATCTACGCCTATCTCTTTGTTATATCTTGGAAGTAAATTCTCTTGAGCACTTCTAAAAAATGACGATAGACCTATTATTCTTCTCTTTAATGCGTCTACATTTTTTAATTTATTAGTTGAAAAATTTATGTAATTATTTAAAAATAAATCTAATGAGTCTGGTAACGCTTTTTTATTTTGAATTTCAACACCATCTGACATAATTTCTATGTCGTTTTTTCTTAAATTACTTATTATTCTTCTCTCAAATTCGTCGTCGGATAAAAATTCGGCATCCGAATTATTTGATACTCCATGGTATTCGCCATTTTCTTTATTAAAACGATTTTTAAACCCAAATGGATTTCTTGTAATTGTCAATGTTTTACTTGAAGGGGAATAATCTAAATAATCCATTGTTTTCTCAGCATTTAACATAGCATACAACGTGTTTTTATCTATTTTTTTATTTGTTTTAATATCTAGGGGAAATTTCCAAGTTTTTATGTAACCGCGTAAAATGTTAAAAAGAATCGCAAATTCATTCGGATAATTTATTACAGGAGTTCCTGTTAATAATATTATTTTCGCATTTTTTGCGCTTAATAAATATTCATATAATTTTGAAGCTAAATTAATGGGTAATCGCTCTTTCTCTCCGCGTTTATTCTCGGGAATCTGTTTTTCTTTTTTTATTTTATTAACAATCCTACTAATTAGATTATGTGCCTCATCTATTACTACCACACAATCATCAAATAGATTTTTTGTAAAGCCGTCTGTTAATTCTTTTAATTTAGGAGTTCTTAACCCATTGTAATTAATAAATGTATATTTTTGTTTTATCATTTCATTTAACTGGTCTTCTAATGCTTTCTTGTCAGTATCCGTTAAAGTCGCATAATTTGAAGGTTTTTTTATATTAATAAACCACGCTCCTTTTCGTTTTTCTATATAACTTACAGGTAAATTTAACACGGCGGACATTACATTTAATGCATCCGGATTTTTTACTATCGATACCCACTCCCAATATTGGTTTCTTTTATATAATAAATCTCCGCATTTTTTTAATTCTTCTATATAATTTGCACGTAAAGATGCAGGTAACATAATTATTACGCGTTTATTATCTTTCATCCCCTCTGCTATAGCAATAGAAGTACAACTTTTACCACTACCTAACCCGTGGTATAATAATAGCCCTCTATAAGGAGTATATAAATTTATGTAGTCTCTAACAATTTTTTGATGAGTCAGAAGAGAGAAGTTACCGGATGTCTTACCTATATCATCACAAGATATTGAATTTAAATTATTTTCTATTTCTTCTTTATAAGGATGGAATAGAGAACTTATAAAGTTTACAAATATCTCTCTATTATTCATATAATAACTAGGAACCTTTATATTTACTTGTAATGGCTTTATAGGAACTCGCTTAGCTAAATCAGTATCGCCAATAATTACGTTTATTTCTGGACCTATTATTGCTACACCCTTTTCAGGTTTTTTTGTAACCCTTTTTCGTTTGTTAATTTTTTCTTCTCTTACTATTTCTTTTGGATTAAATAACTCTTCATCTGTTAATTCACGTAATTCTTTCTCTTCTTCTTCGGTATCACTATCTTCAATTAATACACGTTTTGTCAAAGGCTTGTTTGTAGTTACTTCTTTATCTTCTTCTTCTTCGGTATCACTATCTTCAATTAATACGCGTTTTGTCAAAGGCTTGTTTGTAGTTACTTCTTTCTCTTCTTCTTCTTCGTTATCACTATCTTCAATTAATACACGTTTTGTCAAAGGCTTATTTGTAGCTACTTCTTTCTCTTCTTCTCCGTTATCATCAATTATTACTATTGACTTTTTATCTAATTTAACAGGTTTTTTTATTTGTTTTTTCTCTTTAATTGGTTCTTCTTCTAATATTTGTGACTGTGATTTTGGTTCATATACTACTGTGGTTATCTTTGTCAATTGTTTATTTTTTAAATTTTGTAAAATAGCATTTCTATCAATTACTTTTTCATCTGTTTTATCAATAATTCGTGTAACATTTAAAGGCTCGTTTATGCCTTCTTTGTTTTCTGGAACAGAGAGACGAACAATAATAGGATCCCTCTCAATTGCTTTGGGTTTTATCATTAATTTTTGTTTTAATGTTTCTAAAGAAGTCATTTTCTATATAATTTGAATATATAAATTTTTAATAAAATAACCATAATAATAATAATGTTATTAAAAATTAATCATTGTTTGTAAAGCTTCATTACACGCTAATTGTTCGGCCTTAGTTTTTATTTTATGTTGGCCTTGACCCATTAATACAAGTACCTTTCCGTTTTTCATTACTTCCTCTTTAATTGCATTAAAATCAGAAAACGCAGTTACTGAAACCGCGTCTTCATATTTTACTGAATGTATCTTTTGTCCCAAACATAAATACACACCCATTTTATAACCTATATCTAAATTATTTTCAATAATTAAATAATCGGGTGTTACCTTAAATTCCTTTTGAATTTTAACTTGTAATATATTTTTATAATTATCATCATCTTTTATTAATTTTATCCAATCAATATGACTTTCAAAGACATTTTCAATAAATTTTTGCGCCATTTGAAAACCAGGCCCCGTAACAAACATATTTTGGAACCAGTTATTTTCATCATTTACTTTATATTTATTAAAATCTAAAAATAACGCACCTATAAACGCCTCAAATAAACATCCGAGTTTTTTTAAATTAGTTCTATTTAATTTATCTTCTGAGTGTTTTGATAATATCAGCCATTTATTTAATCCCATCTCTAACGCAATTCTTCCTATTGCTTCATTTTTTACTATCATAATTTTTTTATTTGTCATAAATCCCTCATCTTCTTTTGGAAATCTTCTGTATAAATAATATTTTGTTACTGCCTCTAATATACCATCCCCTAAAAATTCTAATCTTTCATTTGATTTTGTACTTAATGGCAGACAATCTGGAGGACGCTCAACTATTGTTATATTTTGTTGTAAATTTTCTAATTTCGGTCTTTTTATATAAGATTTATGTACAAATGCACGTTGATATAATTCAATGTTATTTACTATAGGAGGTATGTTATACTTGGAAAGAATAAATTGAACTTCGCTCAATGTAATCTTAACATTTAACGGATTATATGGGTTAAACACTAATCCTTCTTCTGTTTTTATTATATCATCATCGTGAGATACTTTCATTTCTGTAGTCATATATATATATACCTTATAAAGATATTTTTAAGTTGTTTTTTATTACATAATTATATAAATTGCGTCTATGTTAAAGCTGATTTACCTGATTATTTTTGGACTTTGGACTGGAATTGCAATAAATTAAAAAAATCTTTATATAAAAACAATTATGACTAAAGAATATAAAATATTTTGAAAAGGAAACACAATAGCATTATAATAATTCTTAAAACCAACTATTTATTTACACCCTTGAAGATTTAAAATAGAACAAAAATCCCTCTAAAAATCAAAAAAGGATACCATTTACAGAGCGTGTAATTTTTTGGTTTAGGAATTATTCTAAAACCCATGAAGTTGTTTTGCTTCATTATAAATATTTTTTATTTTCTTATAAATTAACATCTATATTATTTGATATAAAAAGTTTTTAAGATAGAAGAAAATTAGTTTTCTTTAGATTGAAATTAATATATTTAAATATATATATGGCTCGTCCTAAAACACAGAAAAAAAGATATAAAGGCGGAGATAATGAACGAATTTATAAATTAAAAAAAATTATTATAAACATATTTTATTATTGTGCGAATAAATTATACTTAAAAATTCCAAAAGATGTTACTTTAATGCAACTCGTAAATAAAATTCAATCGTATTCAAGAGAATACGGTAAAGCATACCAACTATTTCCGCCTAATTTTTTAACGAACGAATATATGTCTCAAATAGATACACAATTAAAAAATATTAGTGACAAAATAAATGCGTTAGTAGTAAATGACCCTTTAGAATTTGATGATTTTGAATATGAACACATCGAATTATCAAATGAAATATTTAATCTATTATATAGCAAATTATATGTAAACTTTATTGTAGACATAAATAATGTAAATTCGAAAGACATCGAGTTTTATTACAATTTGATTGAACCAGAATTAAATAAAATATATAATATAAAAGAAGTGTATGATGAATCATATCTAAAATTTACAGAAGAAGAATATGAGGCAAAAAAAAATATGATAATACAGAGAAATGAAGAAAATAAAAAAAACGCCTTAAATTTATTAACACACACGAAGATTTAAGATAGCACACTTAATATAATTTTTATTTATTATATGAAGTATAAAAGTCCTTATTATTATAAATTATCTGTTGTCAATTATTAATACTTATCATAAATAAATGAAAAAAAGATGAATAAAATAAGAAAAAACCGAAAAAAGATGATTGCTATGTAAATAAAAAAAAATTGAAATCAATTTAATTGATGTTAAATTTTAACATAAACAATGAGTAAAACAAATAAATTTCAAAAGTTACTACAAAAAGATTTTACCACATTAAAGAACGGTAAACAATCTGAAGAAT